GGCGTTGAACCGCGGCGTAGCGGTCCAGGTGGTTTTCTTCGTCATGGTGAGGGAGCCTTTCTGCCCAGTGGGCGGTGGTTGGCGGGTTGCACTGGCAAGGCCCGAAGCCTTGCCGGTGAAATCAGCGTGCTCGGGATGCTTGGCCGCTGGCCGCGCGATCGGCGTAGTAGCTGGTGATGGCGTCCCGCTTGCGGCGCTCTTCGAGTACGACGTTGTCGATCCAGTCGCCGATCTGCACGGGGCGCCAGCCGTTGCTCTGCATCCGGCCGCGGGTGGTGCTGGCAAGGTGGCAATAGGTCTTGCCATTGCGCACAGCGCCCTCTCCCAGCACGCGCCAGGTGTCGCCGTCATGCTTGATGGTCAGTAGCGTGCTCACAGTGCCTTCTCCTTGCGGACTTCGGGCAGGCGGTGGAAGTCGTCTCCGGTGTCCCCGAAGCGATCGACAACCAGGTCCGCGGTGTATTCGTCAACGCCCTCGATGAGGGGATGGCGGCGGCCGGTGCCAGGGTTGAAGTAGCTCACGGCCCACGGGCCCGGCTGGTGCGATGCGGCGACAGGCTTGGCGCGAAGAACGAGGCTCACAGCGCCCTCCCCTTGTCGGCCATCTTGGCGATGATGACGCGGCCATCGGCAACGGCCAGCAGGCCGGTACCGGGGTTCGCTTTCATGAAAGCGTTCGCGGCATCGCCGCCCTCTTCGCTGTCGACAAACTCGGCGACGATGGCGAAGAGTCGGCCGTGCAGGACGTACATATCGCCCCCGACCATGCCGGCGGCGCGGCGCTCCAATTCGTGATCGATCGCGGTGAGCGCATCGTGCAATGCGCGCTGCCAGGTGCGGCGGCGGCCGATGCACAACGAGTATTCGCCCGTGGCGGATTCGGTCAGCTGCCAGGATCCTTGCTCGTTGGTCAGCATGCAATCCATGCGGTGATTGCGAAGGATGCGCTCGATGACGTACACCAAGCCGCCCTTGGTGATGGTGACTTCGTCCATCACGATGCAGGCCCCATCAACGCACGGGCGCACTTGGCGCTTTCCTCGGCCCAGCCCTGCACGATCTTTGCGGACTTCGGGACGCCGACGTCGCGGAAGGCCGCGGCCTTGGCGTATTGGCGCGCGGCCTCTTGCTGTTCGCGCACTGCAGCCTGGCGGCGATATTGCGGCGGGACGACGGCCACGCGGTACCCCATGTTCGCGGCGGCCTCGTTGTCTTCCCAGACTTCGGAGCTCGTCATTTCATACGCGGCCTGGCCGGCGTTGGGCAGGTTCATGACCTGTTGCTTGAGCCATGCCTTCTGCTGGCCGATGCCCATGCGCGCCATCGGTGCGCCGTGCTCGACGCCATCGAGCCAGCCGCGGTACTTGGCGCCAGCCAGGACGACGATGGGGCGGGACAGGACGCCGACTACCTTGATGCCGACCTGGTCGCGCACCATGACGTTCCAGTCCTTGAGCTCGGCCGCGCTCTTGGTGTTGAGCGTTTCGTCGTAGGGCTCGATGACGGTGTCAGGGGAGACAACGCCGTGCTTGGCCGACAGGATGTACCAGGCGCAACCGAACTTCTCAGCGTAGGCGCGGGCCTTCTTGAAAAGGTCGCTGACGTAGAGGTCTTTGGCCGGCGCTGCATGGTCGAGCTTCTGCCCGCTGCAGGCGACCAACACGATAGGTTTCATTGCGATCTTTCTGCCCTCATCCGGGGGCGCGGTTTGCCGAAGTGGCATCAGCCAGGCTCGACTGTGACACGTTCAATGAACGGGTGCAAGTGTTTTGCAGCATCAACACGACAGTGACCCGCTGAAAGGTCACAGCGAGCGCGTCGAGCTCGTCCATGCGCTTGATGGCCCACATGCGGCGCTGGCCGTGCCAGCCGAGCAATGGGCCCTGGTGGCATGACTTGCACAACGCGATGACGGTGAAGTGCTGGCCCTGCTTGACGTGGTGGGCATCGCACGGGCCAGGGTCGTCGCAGACGGAACACTGCAGGTTCTTGACGATGGCAATGTACTGGTGCTCGGCCTTGGTGATGGCTTTGGCGTTCTTGGTTCTCATCGGTAGCGCGGGGTGTCGTCCATCCAGTAGTCATAGGCACCGCGCCAGGTATTGCCACCCAGCACGCTGCAGACGGTTTCGTATGCGATGCCGGTGCGATCGGCGATCGTGGGCGCGGCTTCGAGCTCGGCCCAGCGGCGCCATACGTCCATGGCCTGCGCGTAGGTGATGCCGTTCTCCAGCTGCTGCCTCGTCGGAAAGGTGGCGACGTTCACTCGTTGAACCCCGTCAGGATGGTGTGCATCATTTCGTGGCACTTGCCGGTTTTCTTCAAGTGCGGCCAAAGGTAGGGCGCGGCGTGCGGCCCGCGAAGGAACTGCACCACGCGGCCATGGAACTCTTCAAATTCGGCCTGGTCGGCTTCGGCGTAGCTGACCGATCGCGGGATGGGCACCACGCCGCCAGTCGGCCCAGCTGCCCACGTCACCCAGCCGGCGCCGACCTTGAGCCAGTACAGGAACTGGTCAGCGAGCTCGAAGCGCTCTTGCGCCTCGAACAGGTCATGCTCCAACTTGAAATGCCGGCGGTGGTACGGGCCGCTACGCGGCTGGTTGCTTTTGATGACGACGCACTCACCAGGTTCGAGCTTGACCAGGCGCTTCCAGAACCCACGCCAGCGGCGCCGATTGACTTCGCCCCAGCCGTCCACCATGCCGAACAGCGCGCGGTAGAGGATGGATCTTTCTTGCTCGGTCAGCTGCACGAGCTCTTGCCGCACCAACGTGATTTCAGCCATTGCTTGCTTGGTCTTCTTTGGTGGCTTCCGCGATGCGACGGAACAGGCCGCGGTACCAACCGTATTTGTAATTCGAGTCGTCCCAGCGCTGGAGCTCGCGGAGCTCGTGCTTCCAGTATTCGGACCAGGCCGGGCCCAGCCGGGCCAGGCCGAGGAAGCGCTGAAACTGCTGCTCTCGGATGACGTCGGGAGGGGGCGGTGCGCCGATCATTGGACGATGATTCGCTCAGCGAACCGCTTGCTCTTCATGCCGCGCTGTGCCCGCCAAATCTCTTCATGCGTGACCGTTTGGGCCTGCAGGGCATTGCGCTCGCTGATGACGGCCAGGTGCGCCTCGTAGTCGTCAATGACTGTCTCGATTGCCACCAGGCCATCAGCGTCGAGCCGCAACGCCTTGCCCGATCGCACGCGCTCCATCGCGCGCCACATCCCATTGACGGCGTCCATCATCAGGCCGTCCGGATCCTTGACCCAGCCGAAGGCGATGAACGTGTCCAGCAGGTTCGGCGCGTCGGCGACGTCGTTCCAATCCTGCTCTGTCGGGTAGTCGGCGAACTTGAGGTTGTCCAACGCGGCCCTGATGGCGTCCAGCTGCGCCTGGCGCTTCTCGATCGCAAGCGGCCTGGTCGTGCTCGCCATGGCAATTTCCATCGGGGTGTAGGGCGGCTGGTACTTCGCGGCCAGCTTCACGAGCCTGCGCCTGGTGCTGGCTTTCATGCGAGTGCTCCGACCAGGCCGGCGAACGGGTTGACCCCCTCTACCCACGACTGGTTGTTCTTCACGCGGGACACCAGGGACGGCGCAATGTCGTATTCCTCCGACAGTTCGCGCTGGGTCTTGGTGCTCGCTCTAATCGCCCTCGCCTTCTCCATGTCCAGCTTCGCGGCGCGCGCGCGCTGCAGCTGGCGCGAATTCACGGAGCGCTTAGCCAGGACGTTCGGCCGCGCCATGTTGGCGCGAATCTGGTCGGCGCGCGATCGGAGCTCCAAGTGCTCGATGCAGTTGGCCCGGCCGCAGCTGACACCGACCATCATCCCCTCCGGGATCTTCCCCTCTCGCATTTCCCACACCCTGCGGCGCAGTCCCTTGCCTGCAACCTTCGGCATGCCCTGGTACATCGGGCCCGTCCATAGCAGGCAATCGCAACATTCCTCACACTGCGCCAGGTAGCGCTGCATCAACTTCACCGGATCCATTCGTGCCCTCTTCTTGCTCTTGCTTCTGTCTTCGTTTCGCAGCTGCTGCCTCGCGGGCTTCCTGCAGCAAGCGTTCAATGTTCGATCGCACTTCGGCCGGCGGCGGGCCAACCTTCTGCGTGTAGTCGAGCCGCATGGCCGGCTGCGGGATTTCGCGGCCCCAGCCGTGTTCGAGCTCGCGCGCCAACGTGCGCGTCCATCGGGTTCGGTGGCGCTGCCAGTCACCAGACCGGACCTCTGTCGCCATCGAGCTCGCCGCGAAGAACACGGCCGGGTGCGTCCAGGCGCCCCGCTCGCCCTGCTCTCGCGCGGCCAGGCCCTCCTGCGCCTCGTGCCATGCCCACTCCGGATCCAGGCACGGCCGACACAGCCGCTTGAACTCCGGCAGGGTCGGCGCAAAGCCCTTGGTCCCGTAGTCGGACACTCGATCCAGGCCGCGGCGTATCTCGTGCTTCTGGTACCCCGCCAACCCCCTGCCCCACTCGGCCGCCAGGTCGTCGGCGTGCTTCGTCGCTTTCGCCGGGTCGGCCGGTACCGGGAACTTGTCGGCCCAGCCGGCGCCCAGCTGCAGCCGCAAAGTCCGGATGAGCGCGCCCACCGCCCCGCTGGGGATGGTGGCAATCGACTGCGGCTCAGCGGACGACTCGGGCCTGTACGTCGACAACGCTGCGGTCACGGTTTGCATGGTCTTGTTCTCCGATTTGGTCGTAGGCATCCATTGCCGCGGCGCGGCGGCCGGCGGCTGTCTGGAACCGCTGGGGGGCGCCCTCGCCTGGCGCCGGCCGGTCTTCCCATGGCTGCTCATAGCGGCGGCTCGGGCCAAAGAACTTTTGGCCTTCCATCACCAGGTTCGTGCGGGTCTTGCCCCATGCGGCGCACCAGGCGGCATAGCGCACGGTGCCGTCGTGGAGCTCGGTAACGGGGACGCCCTCGTTGGCCCTGCCCGCCCAAGCCTTGTAGGCGTCGAATTTGCTGGCGTTCGGCCGGTTCGGATACGCCGCCCATGTCGGCTCGAACACATCCGGGTAGACCGGCTTTCCGTCAACGCGCGGCGGGATGCCGGGATAGATCCTCCGCACCTTGGACCCCGCCCAGGCGCTTGTCGACTTCCCTGCGCGTGCCGGTGCTGCAGCTGCTGGCGGCTCCCCGGATCCAGCGTCATCGCCCTGCCCGGCCTGGTCGCCCACCTCGCCCCCCGTCAGGGGGGAAGAAGAATCTTCTACGTTAGTAGAAGAATGTGACTGTGACTGTCTAGGATTTTGCTGGCCTTTTGCTACCTCGTTTGCTACAGCATTTGCTCTAGCATTTGCTAGCCGGTCAGCCTCTTCAACCTTGAGCTCGAAGTCAGTTTTGCCTGGTTCGGCCGGCGGTTGCGCTGCTGCAGCTGCTGCCCTCGCCGCCTTGGCTTTGCCGCCCGCGGCGCCCGCCAGCTTGCGCTTGGAACTGACCTCCTGGGCGTGCGCGTAGGCGACGTCCATGGCCGGCTGCGACAGCACTCCCCCCTCGTACAGGAAGCGCGCCATGACCTTGTCGCGGACGTAGGCCCACTCACTCTCACTGCAGCGCGCGGCCTGCGCCAGGTCTTCCTCAGTGGGGGCGGGCAGGGCGCCCTTGGCGAGCCATACGGAGCCCATCAACATCAAGCAGGCCCCGTGATGCCTGTTGTTGAACGTGGTCGTCTCGCCCATGTAGCGCGGCCAGTCCATTTGCATCCAGAACAGCCTCTGCTCTTCGTCTGCTTGCTTTTTGCTCATGGGGTTGCTACCTCCTTGCTAGAGCATTTGCTAGGCATTTGCTTAGCATTTGCTAGCCGTTTGCTAGACGCCTTGGCCTTGGTTTCCAGCGCGATCGTCTTGGTAACCGCGGCGCGGGAAAGGGTGCGCTCGTCGCTCTTGCGGCTCAGCCCGTAGACCTTGCCCAGGTTGTTGCCCTTGGCCGCCTCGCGCGCAACGTGGGCGCTGCGGTTGGCGCTGCTGCGGGCGCTGATCGCCATAGCCCGCACGTCGATGGGCTTGGTGCCGGCCTGGCGGAATGCGTTGTTCGAGCTCACGGGGGTTCCGTCTGCCCAGCGCTCGACGCCATCCCTGCCGATGGTCGTTTCGTCGTTGTCTTTCATTTCGTCTCAGTGGTCGTTGTGGCTCGGGCAGCTGTCGGCGGCCAGGGCGGGGGAGGGGGGAGGGCGCGCGGGGCCGGGGCCGGCGCTGGCACCTTCGTGAACGACTGGCCGACCAGGAACGGATGCGCCAGCTTGACGATGGGCGGGATGCCCCGCTTTCGCCAGTTCGTGATGCGCCGTTGCCCTTGCGGGTTCGGCCAGCCAAGCAGGGTTGCGACCTTTGCAGGCCCGCCCAGTGCTTCTATGAGGCGTGCGTCGGCCTCGATTTGCTCGGGGGATGTTTCCATATGTACGATTACACACCATGTAAGGGAGTGGCTGTATTTTCCTTGTAATACTTCCGCGCTCACTCCCGAAAAAATAAAGTCGTTGACCTAAATTGTGACGTCGTGTGTAATGGCAGGACCGCCCAGCAGGGCAGAAAGAGAAAGTGATTCACAGATGGATACGAAAGTTTCGTCCCGCGCTGTTGCGTGGGCCCAGGTCGAACAGGCTTGGAACGCTGGCAGTTCGCACTGTCTCCAGTGCCCCCACCGCCGCGAACACACCAACCCACAAGACGCCATCAGCGTGCAGTTCTGTCGCCTCCTGGCAGACGGCACCGGCAACGATTTCCTGCAGTGCCCCGGCTTTGGCGCCCACGATCCCGTCAACGAGCTCGAAGAGCGCGCCCGCCGCGGCCTCTGTGTCGCGCTGCAGCCACGTCCGTACCGTGATCTATTTCACGAACCGGCGCCCATCCTCATCGGCAGCGCACACACCCGCGCCATGCCCGCGCCAGGCGCCAGCGCCTTGCTCCTGCAGGAGGCCCTGTTGGAGACGCGCACCGCGCGCCGCCCGCCCGTCCTGCTCAGCCTGGCCGCGCTCTTCTGGAATCGGTTTTGCTGACCCATGCGCTCAGATTTCATCGTGATCCCGCGCAGCAGCGCGGAAGAAAGCCGCGAACACAAACGCCGGTCCCGCATGCATCTGCTGCGGACGGTCCTCTCCATCGCCTTGTGGCTGGCCCTGTGCCTGGCCGCGCCCCTGTCTCTCCGCTAGTTCCCCCACCAGAAAGGATGTGCCATGCACAACATCGTTGAAATGAAGACCGGCGGCACCCCCGCCGACCATGCCGCGCAAATCGCGGACTATGAGTACGTGACCGGCGCCAAGGTCGAAACGGATCCCCCGTTTGACGGCCCCTATGTCGGCGACGACACCGACCAGGCCGCGGCCAATGACACCGGCCTCACGCCCGTGACCGAAACCACCACGAGCCGCGCGCTGGCCGTCGTGAAGGGCGCCCTGGTCAAGTTCGACGCGATCGAGCTCGGCATTGCCGACTTGGAGACGCGCTTCGCCAACGTCGTGTTCGACGTCTCCAGCGCCAAGGGCATGGCCGAAGCGAAGGCCGCCCGTCTGGAGATTCGCCAGCCGCGCTACAACGTGCAGAACGCCGTGACCGAAGCCAAGAAGACCTTGGACGCCGAGAAAAAGGCAGTGGCCGCCCGCGGCGACAGCATCATTGCCCGCATCGAGCCGCTGGAGAAACCCATCCACGCGCAAATCACGGCCGAGGAAGACCGCAAGGCCGCCGAGAAGGCCGCGAAGGAACAGGCCGAGCGCGAAGCACGCGCCAAGGTGGACAACCAGGTCGCGGCCATCAACGCGCTGGTCGTCGCCTGCATGAACAAGTCGCACGCCGAGCTCTGCACGGCCTACGACGGCCTCGAAGCCCTGACGGTCGACATTGCCACCTTCGGCGATCGTGCCGGCGAAGTCGAACAGGTCAAGGGCAACGTGCTCGAAGCACTGGAGCGCATGCGCAGTCACGCGAAGGCGATCGAGGAAGAGCGCGCCGAGCTCGTGCGCCAGAAGGCCGCCCAGGACAAGCGCGACGAGGACGCCCGCCAGGCCGAAGCAGAGCGCCAGGCGCAAATCGCCCGCGACAACGCAGCGCAGGCCGAACGACTGGCCGCCATGGAACGCCGCCTGCAGGAGAAGGCCGCCGAGCTCGAAGCCCAGGAGGCCGCCGCCCGCAAGGCCAAGCAGGACCGCGAGGACGCCGAGCGCGCCGAAGCCAAGCGCCTGGCCGACGAGAAGGAAGCCGCCGAGCGCGCTGAGCGTCTGCGCCGCGAAGAGGAAGAGCGCGCCGAACGTCTGCGCGGTGAAGAGGCCAACCGCATCGCCCGCGAAAAGGTCGAGGCCGAAGCCAAGGCCGCGGCCGAAGAGAAGGAGCGCCAGGCCGCCGAAGCCCGCCGGATCCAGCGCGAAGAAGAAGAGCGCGCCGCAGCTGCAGACAAGAAGCTGCGCGATGCCGCGCCGCAGCTGCTGGCCGCCCTGCAGGACATGGTCATGTTCATCGAGCGCGACCTGGCCGCGGACGTCACCTGCACCCCCGAACTCAACCAGGCCCGCGCCGCCATCGCGCTCGCCACCAAGTAACTACCAGGAGAAGATTCAATGAGCGACGAACGAGAAACCATCGACCTGGCGCCGGCCGTGGTCGACATGCCATCGAACCTGCCCCAGGTCGATCGCGGCGCCGTGATGGGCGCGTCCCTGCTGCTCAACGAGGTCGCCATGCGCCAGCTGCACATGCTGGCCAACGTGATGGCCGAGGGCACGAGCACCGTGCCCAAGCACTTCCAGGGCAAGCCCGGTGACTGCATGGCCGTGTGCATCCAGGCCGCGCAATGGAACATGAACCCCTACGCGGTGGCGCAGAAAACGCACATCGTCAACGGCTCGCTTGGCTACGAGGCGCAGCTGGTCAACGCAGTCATCCAAGAATCCGGCTTGATCGAAGGCCGCTTCCACTACGAGTACCAGGGCGCCAAGGGCCGCGTCGAGTGCCGCGTTGCCGCCAGGCTCAAGGGCGAAGCCGAGCTCACATGGGGCGAATGGCTCTGTGAGGCTGACGTGAAGGTGAAGAACTCGCCGCTGTGGGTGACGAACCCCAAGCAACAGCTGGGGTACCTGCAGGTCAAGAACTGGGGCCGCGCCTTCGCGCCTGGCGCGATCCTTGGCGTCTACACCCCCGACGAGCTCCAGCCGGCAAAGAACATGGGCGCGGCCCAGGTCGTCCCGCTGGATCCACCCGCGGACCTGGTCGAAGAGGCCGAGAAAGCGTCCAAGGCAGGGCAGGCCGCCTATGCGCAGTTCTGGGAGGCCGTGGGCAAGGAGAACCGCCGACTGCTGGCCGCAGGCCATGAAGAGCGCAAGCGCCAGGCGCTGCGCGCTGACAGCGATCGCACGATCGACAACGGCGCGCAGCCCGAACCCACGCGCGCCACGCCCATGTTCAGCGTTGCCAAGGTCACGCTGTTCTTGAACGAGGCCCAGGACGAAGACGAGCTCAACGCCGCGGCCGACCTCATCAAGCACTTCGCCGACCCGACGGACGTGAAGGCCCTCGAAACCCTGTACGACAACCGCCTCAAGGCCATTCGCAAGGAGTAAGACCATGACCACACCGAACGTTATCCAGCTGGGCAACCTGCTCGTCTACACCGACCCGCAAGGGTCGGACGAATGGCTCGACAGCCGCCGCGGCGTCATCACCGGATCCCGCTACAAGGATTGCCGCGACTACAACAAGCTCACGGCGGCCGAGCTCAAGGAGGGCAAGACCCGCGGCAAGCCCAGCGACAAGCTCATGAGCTACGCCATGGACGTGGCCTACGAGATTTGCGGCGGCGTCGTCGAAGCCGGGTTCGTCAGCAAGCCCATGAAGATCGGCTCGGCAGAGGAACCCGTCGCGCGCAACGCCCTCGAAGTCGAACAGGGCTATGTGGTCAACGAGGCCGGATTCATCACGACGGCCGATCGCCGCTTCGGGGTGTCGGTGGACGGCCTGGTCGGCGACGACGGCATGATCGAGATTAAGACGATGGTGAGCTCCAAGACGCTCTTTCGCGCGGTGGCGCGCGGCGACTATTCGGAGTACGTCGACCAGGTCAACGGCGCCCTGTGGCTGTTGGGCCGCCAGTGGTGCGACCTGGTCCTGTGGTCGCCACGCATGGCCGCGGCCGGCAAGAAGGGCCTGCACATTCACCGGATCCACCGCGACGACAACGCCATCAACGAGCTCGAACGCGACCTGTTGCAGTTCCGCATGACCGTGGACTCCCTAGTTTCGGAGCTCATGCTGAAAGTTGCCTAATCCGAGGGGGCCGCAGAGCCCTCGCCCCGGAAGCCCTTTTGCTGTCACACATCGCCACTACCAGAAAGACCACATGACCAAGGACACGTAAATGCACGAGCCCATTTCTGCCTACCTGCGGCAGAAGCGAATTGCTCGATTGCAGGCCCGCGCTGCCTGGCTCGCCAAGCGCATCGAGGAACAACCTAACCGCAATCTGAGTTACGACGAAGCCGAGCTCACTGCAACGCAGTGGGCGATTGAAGAACTAATCGCGCTCTATCCAGACAGCGCACCACCGCCCAAGAAGAGGTAGAAAACATGCCAGAAACCATCCCGACCAGGCCCGACCCCGTCGAGCCTCAAACCCTCGAAGAGCTCTTTCACCAGGCGTGCAGCTGGGGCGCCGTCTATGGCGAAGCCATCAGCCCGGAGAACTGGGACCAGTGCCGCAAGGCGAAGGTTGCCAAGCTGATGGAAAGCGCCGCGGCCATCTTCCCGCGCGACCTCAGCACGGCATGCAAACAAGTGCTCCAGGGCAACGATGCCATGACCGCGCAAGAGTCCTTGGCTGACTCTGTCGCCATCTTCGACTGCGACGGCTACCACTTGTTCAACGTCACCACCGCCATCAACGAGCACGACTTGGGCGCCATGTTCAGGCTGCACGCCCGTCGCTACGAGGAAGGCACCCGCGCTGGCCGCGAGGGAGCATTCGCCGGCCTGCGGGCATACATCGGCGTCGATGAGGCCATCGCCCAGGCTACCGCCGGGAGGGAGTCATGAGCACCGCGCCAGCACCCCTCTACTACATCGCCAGCCTCAAGCACACGAGCAAGGGCCATGAACACATCACGTTCTGGGGCCGCATGGAGCGCGGCTACACGCCCGTCGTCGGCGCCCATGCTGGGCAGTACGTCTATGGCTATGCCGTGGACCTGAACGACGGCTTTGATTGCCTCGCAGTCCCGGTGTCGGCCGTCAAACAGCTGCTCTCGCCGGAGCCTTACTACCGGCCGGAGGCCCCTGCCAAGTTCTACGATCAGCGCGGCCCGGTCGTCGACAACACCCGCGCCAACTGGGACCGTTTGATTGCCATGTCCCTGGCGCGACGCAACGCCATCAAGCCGAAGCCCGAAGTTTTCCGCGGCACGCGCCGCAGCTTCTCGATGGTCGAAGGGGTCGCAGCATGAGCGACATTGACACCACAACCGTCATTCGCGGCACCGTCATCGAGGTCGGCGCCAGCGACAACTTCGAGGGCCGCGCATTCCTGCGCCTGGCGCGCAACGAGGGTGAGGTTTTCTTCGCCGGCCTGACCCACGACGAAGCCCGCGCCATCGCCTCCAGCTACTTCGGCGAGGTCATCACTGTCACCATCACCAGGAGCGACAAGTGAAGCCCATTCTTCACCCGATCCTTTTCAGCGCGCCGATGGTGCGCGCACTGCTGGCCGGTACCAAGACCCAGACCAGGCGGCCGATGAAGCCGGCGCCCGATGCAGACGTCGATGGCGTCCTGGCGTCCTTCGCCACGGACGTGACTGGCGCGCGTGCTGGGTTCGCTGCCTGGTTCTTCCATGACCAGGAACCAGGCCCCGCGATCTTGTGCCCATACGGAGGGCCAGGCCATCGGCTCTGGGTGCGCGAGGCTTGGGCGCGCGACGATGCGGACGGCCAGCTGTTGTACCGCGCCGACGTAGGGCAGGGCGGCGAGGCCGACGACTGGGACATTCAGCGGCGCGACGGCGTGCCGGGCTACCGCTGGAAACCCAGCATCCACATGCCGCGCAGCGCATGCCGCATCGAGCTCGAAATCACCGACGTGCGCGTCGAGCGGCTGCAGGCCATCAGCGTTGGCGATGCAATGGCAGAGGGCGTGACTTCCGCGGACGCCGCCGGCCTGCCCAGCACCGATGACAACGGGTGGAAGCCGATCGACGCCTACCGCCAGCTGTGGGACACCATCAACATGCCTGCAACCCAGTGGCGCAACAACCCGTGGGTCTGGGTCGTCGAATTCCGGAGGCTCACGCCATGAGCCTGAAAGACCTGTTCACCACGGCCGACCAGGAGGCCGTTGAGGCGGCCGTCGAGGCACACGGCACCATGGGCACCTTCGCGCAGCTGATGGCGGGCACGGTATCCCCGTCCAGCCGTCATCTTTTCTGGGCCGCTTTCATGTCCAGGATGGCGGGCACCATGGCCGCCCACCTTGGCGAGGATGGCGCCCGCCACGCCCTTGCCAAGATCGCCGAAGCCTTCGAGTTGTCGGCCGCACAACGCAAGTCGAGGGCGCACTGATGGACTTCGCACACATGGCCCAGTCCCTCACGCGCCGCGACCTGGTCGCCGCTGACACCGTGCGCGCATCGGCCAGCAAGACCGATTGCATGCGCGAGGCTCTGAGCACCGGGCAGAAGACGGCGCGCGACCTGGCCGCAGCTGCCGGCCTGTCGAGCACGGCAGCTGTCGGCGCTCTCCTGAAAGCCGACATTCGCAACGGGCGCGTGCGCCACGACAGTGGCCTGTACTGGCTCAATCCCAACTACGACGAAGAACAGCGCGTCGAGCTCGCCAAGGCCGCGGCAATGCTGCGCCGCCATGGCTACACCGTTTCCCCTCCCGCAAACCAGAAAGGACCACTGTGATCCAACCCAAGAAGCAACTGAGCCGAACGGCTTTCGCCGCTGCAGTGCTGGCCGGTACCGTCGCCACCGCGGCGGAAAACGTCGAGTCAGCCAAGCGCGACGAATGGATAGCCGCCGCGAAGGCCCGCTACAAAGAGCGCTGCGGCGACAGCATCCCCGATGCGGACGCCCAGCTGTGCGCGGAAACCTGCTTCGGTATGAACTGCATGGCGGGCCTGCCCGGCAACTACTACGTCCAGCACCACAAGGACTGGCCGGATGCCCTGGTCGCGGCCGACAACGACATGGAAAGCTGGGGCCGGGAAGAAGGGGAGCGGGCATGAGCACGCAGTTCAAGCCGCTGGAGGTCTACAACAAGGGCACGGACATTACTGAGGCCGGGCCCCATGGCATGCACGTCGCCCACGTCGAGCACGACAGCGACGAGCTCGCCAAGGCATACGCAAACCTGTTTGCCGCCGCGCCCGACCTGGTCTATGCGCTCGAATGGGCGCTGCTGCGCATCCGGACGTTGCTAGACAGTGTCCATCAACGGCGAGGCGATCGTTACGAGCAAGCTGAGGCCGTGCTAGCCAAGGCCCACGGGCAGGGCGACCCCGCGCTGCGCCGCCAGCCGGGGCCGTGGCCGACCGACCTCGAACTCTGGGAGCTCGCCAAGGAGTACGCGAGTGCTGTCACCCGCCACCGCGAGGCGGAACAGCTGATATTCGACGGCAACGAAAGCGTCACCATCACCGACCTCATGCGGATCCTGTTGGATGCGCCGGCCGCCGTGCTGCCCCCGCCAGGCTGGAAGCTGGTACCGATCGAGCCGACCATTGAAATGATGGAGGCCGCGCTGATTGCATGGGACACCGCCCCCGACATGAACGGGGCCGGCGATGCCGTTGAAATGAATCTGACCCGCGAATACACGGCAATGCTCGACGCGGCGCCGACCTACAACCCGAAGGAGGCCGCAAATGGCTGATGCCGTCCGCGTCTACCTGCCGTGGCTGTTGTCGTGCATCACGATCTACATGACCCTGCTGGCCGGCAACATGCACCCGCGTGCCTGGCTGGTCGGCCTGGTCGGGCAAGCCCTCTGGCTCGTCTGGATCCTGGTCACGCAGACGTGGGGCCTCATCCCCCTCAACGTGGCCCTGTGGGTCGTCTATGCCCGCAACCACTTGAAGTGGAGGCCGGCATGAACTGGGTCAGCGCTGCGTTGATCCTGTTCGGGTTCATGGCCGTGCTGGTCGAGGCCGCCCGCGCCTTCTGAGGTCCGCGATGGGCAACTACTACGGACCACACATCAAGGCGAAGCTGCAGGCCGAGCGCGCCGCGCGAAAGCGCAAGCGCGACGAGGCGCTGATGAGGTCGATAACGGCCAGCGCAGCCAAGCCCGTAGACAAGCCCTGCGGCAATCGCAAGTGCGGGAACCGCATCACATCGGAGTCAAAGTCGATGGTCATGGTGCGGTTCCCGTGGTACCCGTGCTGCTCGGAGGCTTGCTTCGAGCGCTGGCGGGCCTACAAGCGCTAGCGCTGCACGTCGTTCTCCAGGCTGCGCCGCACCTCCGCACGGATGGCTTGCGGCGCAGTCTTCTCGATGCGGGTTGCCTTGTCGGTGTTCAAGGTCCGCGCCCGGCGCATCACGTCGGCCACGTCGATCTTGATGCGCGACGTCGGGTTGTTCTCGTTCCACCGCATGAGCTCCGCGCGAGCCTCGGCAACCATGGCCGGATCCTTCTGTGCGACACCGGCCGCCCACTTCGACGAAATCTCGCTGGCGCGCATCTTGTTCTGCGCGATCATGTTCTGCACGTCGAAGGTCGCCGACTGCACCCGCGCCACGCTGTTGGGCTGGAAGCCAATCGCCTTGGTCAGAGCCTCGAACCCGTTGGTGTCCAGGATCTTCTTGCCGCCGGCATCACGGTACATGCCCGTCATTGCCATGTCGCGGCCCTGGTTGAGGTTCGTGATTGCCTTGGGGGCCATCGACAGAGCCGCATCGACCGGCTTGCCTTCCGCCAGCTGCCCGGCGCCCGTGAATGCCCGCTTGACGAAGTCGCCGGCCGGGCCGAAGAGCTCGCCCACGTCGCGCGAGTGATCCAGCTTCTTCACCAGGAGGCCGGTACCGGGGATGAGGTTGCCCATGCCCATGCGGCCTGAGACGTCGAGCGGCATGCCGGAGATACCCGACACACCGCGCTCGACGAACTGCCCGCCAGCGCGGCCGAAGACGTCTTCCAGGAACTCCTCACGCTTGGCCTTGGTGTTGAAGTTGTACCCCAGGCGCTGCATGAGGGCGTCAATCAGGTCGCCAATGTCGTCCGCGAAGGGCAGGCCGCCGGCCCCGCCCATCAGGAACAGCACGCCCAGCATCAGGGCCGCGGCGCGCTGGCCGGCTGCACGTTCCGGACTGCCAGGCTTGCCGGCCGTTGCCATGCGCGCCATGAGCTCGACGAAGTTGACGCTGTAGCTCTTGAACGTGAAGAGGGTCGAGCCCACTGCGCCACGAGCCCAGCGCGGCCGGTTGCCCTTGTTCGCAACGAACTGGGTTTCCGCGATGGTCTTCTCAGCGAAGGCCATCGGGTTGCTGTCGCCGCGCGCCTTCGACAGGCGCCAGGCCGCGATGAACGTCAGCCGGCGGTTGTACTGCTCGGCCGTGCTGAACAGCTTGCCCCATGCGAACTGCAGGCGGGACAGATGGTTCTGCGCGGTGGCCTGCGCATCGCCCAGGCGGGTACCGTCGCCGGCTTTCAGGGTGGCCGCGCCGCGCGCCTGGGCCATCAGGTGATGAACCTCTTGCGGGCTGATGATGCCGAGCTCTTCGGCGTGCTTGATGGCCCGGTCGAGCTCCGCATCCCCGGTCTTGTCCTTGAGGGCATCGGATGCTGCGCGGCGCACATGCTTGGCCGCGTTGCCGATGCCGCCGAACTGCGACAGGTAGGGCAGGGTGGTCTGCAACGGCTGGGTCAAGTTGACCAGGGCCGATGCGATCGAGCCGCCGATGTACTGCGTGAACAGCAGGCCGCGGAACCCGGCCGCTTCCTCTTCCGGGTTGCTGACGTAGCTCGTGAGCTTGATGGCCGCGTCCTTGAGCTCGCCGGATTCCTTGGCGACGTCTGCGGTCGACTTCTTGATTTCCCCGGCGTGCAGGTTGCCCGCGATCTGCCGAGCATTCGAGAACACGAAGCCCGCCAGCACGCGGCCGGCGTCCTCGCTGAACCCCTCGGTGCCCTTGCGCTGAATCAGGCGCTTCATTGCGCTGCGGTTGCTCTTCGCCAGCTTGAGGTATTCCTGAAACGCCTGGCTGGCCCCGTCGTCCGATCGGCCTTCGAGGTTGAGCATTTCGCCGAAGAGCTCCAGCGTTTCCGGGGTCACGCCAGCGAACAGCTTGTGCTGCTCCTGAGACATGGTGCCGCGCGTGATCTTCGAGCCGGGGAAGAGGACGGCCAGGTCGCGCGCCTTCTTCGCTGCTTCCGGACCACTCTCGAACAGGCCGAAGAACAGCCGCTTTCCCTTGGCGTCGAGCACGTCAACGCTGTGGTTGCCGAACCGGGAGAGGGGCGCGTAGCCGCGCTTCATCAGGTCGTTGGCACGCTCAGCCTTGGCGAGGATCTTGGTCGCAGAGTCCAACAGCACGCCAGCGCGCTTGGGGGTCTTCTCGGCCAGGTCGCCCAGGTGCTCGGCCAGGATCTTGGCCGCGGCCGATGCATCGCCCGCTTCCATGGCCCGGTCGCGCACAGCTGCGACGTCGTCGCCACCGAAGCGGACCATGTCGCTGACGGCCAGGTCGGTGAGGCTCTTGTCGATCGCGGCGCGGAATTCCTGGTACAGGCCAATCTGCCCGGTCCACTTGCCGCCGGGGGTCTGCTCGCCGGTGAGGCCGAACTGGCTTTTGAGCTCGGCCGGCGTCCAGACGATGCCGGGGGTGATGCCGTCGTCTTCGGGGTCTACCTTGATCGGCTTGCCACCGTTGCGCGCATCGCGCGTCCACGCCAGGGTGCCCTCGAAGATGGGGGCGCCGATCGCCTTCGCATCAGCGGCGGAAATCGGGGACTTCTTCAAGTCGGCCAGGCGCTCCAGCTTCGGCAGGATGCGCGGCGCCAGGTCGGCGGCCTCGGTCGCGTACAGGCTGACGTCCTTGAGGAAGTTCTGCACGCTGTCGAAAACCCGCTTGAACACTGGCGAGCGCTGCGCCAGGTTGTAGGGGGTGCCCACCGTCTTGTGCCACCAACTGAGTTTGCCCGGCGTCTTGAGGTAGTCGGTCGCGGCCTGGCGGGCGCGCTGCGCGAGCTCCTTGGGGTTCGATGCGATGCTCAAGAGCTCGGCGCCGTCGTTGGCGACACTGAGGTTCGAGCTCGTGCGCGCGTTCGCAACGGCCTGGCGATCGGGGTTCGCCAGCTGGCCCGCGCTGAACTGGCTCATGGCCTGCGCCACCGCATTGCGCGCGGCGTCCACGTCGGACAGATACTGCTCGGTACCGAACGGCGCCATGCCCGTCATCAGTCGCTTGAGGCGATCGAGGAACTTGACGATGGCATTCGTGACCATGCGGAACAGGCCCGGCTTGCCCTGGTCGCCCAGCTGGGACCAGAAATGCGGGTCCATGAAGAAGTCGCCAACGATGTCAGCAATGAGCTCTTCATCCCAGTGCGTTGGCACTTCCCGGCCGTGCTTGGCATAGGCCGCTTCGATGGTGCCGTAGTAGCGCGCCATGCCATCGCTCTTTAGCATCGTCTCCAGGCGGTTGACCAGGTCGTTGTAGAGGCGCGGATCCAGCGTGCGCAAGTGGTGCAGGAGCTCGTGCCCCAGGACAGCCATGTGCGGGCGCGCGGCGTCGATGCGAATGAACACCGTGCCGGGGATCTTCACCGACACAGCACCGTTGAACAACGGTGGCACGCCAGGCGGGAACTTGACGAACACCACGTCATGACCGAACAGGCGCTTTGCCGTGGTGCGAACGGCCTGCAGGCTCTGCGCCATGACCTCGCCTACGTCGCCAGGCTCGACGGCGCTGAACTTGACGCCCAGGCGGGCGGCCATCTTCTCTGCCTTGGCCGTGCGATCGGCGTTGGCGAAAACGGTGTCGACCTTGACGGACGACGGGCCGCTCTCGGCGTCGAGGGTGTCGACGCCATCGGCCGCGCTCAGCTGCTCGGTATCGCCCCTGCTGACGTGGCCGGTGATGGCCTTCGCCTCTTCGGACATGCTCGGCAGGGCATACAGGGCCTGCTTCTTCATCAGCTGGTCCAGGCCCTTGATAGCTGCAGCGCCATCGGCGTCCGCAACCATGAAGTTGCCCGACGAGACGAAGTCGCCGAAGGTGGCAATGAGGCCCTTGTCCAGGAAGTATTTCGCGCCCTTGAGCTTCGACCGTGGCACCTGAACCCGGATGCCCTTGCCGCTGGGCAGCACGCGGACGACACCGTCGCGGCTCATGATGCCGAAGCGGCCAATGTCCTTGTGCTGCGACTGCTGCAGGAACTGGAGGGCCTTGGCACCGTTCTCCAGGCGGAAGTCGCCGCGGGTGTTGCCCTTGAGGGTGAACGCCTTGGGTAGCAGGATGCCCTGGTCCGTGGTGCCGTCCTGCTTGGTGAACGTGATGATGGTTCCACGGGCGCCCTGAATCTCGCCATAGGCGGCCAGCAGGTTGCCGGTGACGATCTTCGCCACTTCGCGCTCGTTGCGGTCGCTCTTCTCGTCGTTGAGGCGGAACACGCCGTCCACCGTGTAGCTCGCCGGCGGGAGCACGTTGGTCGTGATGGACTCGAACCTCGAACCAGGCACGGTCACGCTGCGCAGCGAGCCATTGAGCGCGACGGTTACCTGCATCTTGCTCAAGCTGAACGGGTTGCCGCCCTTCTTGTGGGTGTTCCGGATGTTCGTCACAACGGCGTTGTATGGCTCGCCGTTGATGGACAGCTGGAACATGGAGCCAATGGCATGGCTCTTGATGAAGTCGATGCCAGTGCGCGCGGTGTGGTCCGCGGCGGCGGCGCTTTCGGGTTCCAGGGCGGCATGGAATGCCCGATAGGCGGGCGCCAGGCCATTGACGATCGAGACGGCGTGCTCGGCGCCGGTCTTGCCGCCCAGGTTATCGGCCATCGCTGCCTTGATTTCGGCCAGCTTCATCGGCTTGCCCTGCGCCTTGATCGAATACTCACCGTAGATGGCGTCCTCGCCGAAAGGTGAGTTGGGGTCTGCGCCCTCGAAGAGCACTTCCTGGCGGGTTTCCTGCGCGTCGAAGTCGAACGTCCGCGGTTCGAGCTCGTTCTGGTTGGTCTTGTTGAGGTAGTCCAGCAGGGTCTGGTACTGGCCCTCGATTTCCTCGTAGAAAGCCTTCTGCACAGCGATGGGCTGCAGCGCCAGGCGGCCGGTCGCCGTGCGTGCAACGTCCTCGCGCGGGCCGTTGTCGCTCATCCCGTCCAGGATGCCGAGCTCGAAAGCCAACGATGGGTTGTCCGCCAGGTACTGCCCGACAACCAGGTCGCCATACTTGTTGAGCATGTCTTGCACCTTCACCGACGTGGCAGAGTCGGTGTTGCTCGACGTGTTCGCGTTGAGGGACTTCATCTTTCCCGACAGCACGGCAGAGGGCCGCTTCTCGGTCGGGAGGTCTGCGGACAGCAGGGTGTAGCGCGGGAGCTTCACCTGGCCGGTGCGGTGGATCCGGCCCAGCATCTGCATGAAGATATTAATGTCGCTGGCCGCCTGCGCCACGATCATGTGGCGCGGGCGCTGGTCCTCGAACGTCTCCGATGCGTGCAAGCTGATGCCGGTCGAGCCGGCAACGTTGACGATGAGCGCGTCCAGCTTGCCGGAGTTGAACAGGCGCGTCGTGCGAACCTTGTCCTTCTGCTCGGCCTGGTCGACGGCCGACATGGTCGGCGTGCGCTTCGAGCCGTAGTCGACCGACAGGTTGCGGCCGGTGATTTCCGCCACGCTGTACCCGGCCTTCTGGATCTGCGATCGCATCCAGTCAATCGGGGACACCGGGATGGAAATGTCGAGCGCGTCGATGACGGCCTGCGCTTCGTCGTAGGCCGCACGGGTGACGGGGTCCAGCTGGGACAGCGAAATCTTGCGCTTGACCTTGTCGCCGGTGGGCGTGCGCTCGGTGATGAACAGCGTGCGCGCCAGGGCGCGGGACAGGACCGTGCGGTAGTCGAAGGATCCCAGGTCGCCACCGTGGCTGATGCCGTTGGCCGCGGCGTACTCGGTGAGGAAACTCCCCATCGTGTTCTCGACAGCGATGATGGGCTTTTCCCCGCGCTTGAGCGCTGCAATGGCCCGGTCGGCGGATTCCTGCGCCTTCAAGCCCAGAAGCATCTGCTTGACGAAGTTATGCACCACGCTCGAAAACTCGGTGTGGTCGACGCTGGCCGTCGCCTGGTTGCCCGCGTTGTCGATGATGCTCGAACCCTGCGCTTGCATTTCCTCCTGCATCTGCGCGACGAAGACGTTGTGAAACATCCGGTCAGCGCCCACGATCGCGCGCAGTGCCTCGGTCGTGCGGTCAGACATTTCCTCGTGCTCTGCACGGTTGCCCGTGTCAACGACTGTCTCGAAGGTCACGCCGTCATACGAGCGCTCCCGGCGGAACATTTGGCCCGCCTTGACCAGGTTGTTGCTCACGACGGTTTGCAGCGGCAGGCCGCCAGCGGCCATCGCAGTCATCAGGCCCTCGTCGTCGGCCGCGGCCTGGCCCATGTCGGTCTTGAAGTAGAGCGGCATGTTGTCGGGGCGCTTGGCGTAGGTCGCCGACAGGTAGGTCACGCCCTTGGCCGCGTCGAGCGCGCCACGGACGAATGCGCCGGTGCTGGAGTCGCCGGCCGCGTTGTGGGACTCGTCCAGGATGAACACTGCGCGCGGCGCCAGCGCCGTGATGGCGGCGCGCTGGGCGTTGTCGGTGTTGATCTGCGAGTACGTCATGAAGACGGCATTGGTCCCCTTGGGCAGCTGGCCGCTGTTGGTGATGCCCTCGATGACGCGCTTGTGTCCCACTGGCTTGTTCGCGTACAGCTTGCCGCCGTCGTCGTCCGCAATCCACTGGTCACTGTTCATGATGAACGGGTGAATGTTGGTGGTGCCGATGTTGCGGAGGTCACCGTACATATCGGTGAACAGCGAGGGCTTGACGCTCACGAAGACGGGAACGTGGCCCTTGCGCTCAGCCCAGCGAATGATGGCCGCGGCCTGGCGGCCCTTGCCGATGCCGGTCTGGTCGGCGATGACGATGGCCTTGCCGTTTTCAATCTGGTAGATGGCCGATGCGACGGAGTCAACCTGCAGGCCCATGAAAGCCTGGTGGAGCTCGGCGACGTTCTTGTATCCGAGCTCGCGCATGGCGTACTGGTCAATGTCGCCGACTGCGTCCTCCAGCTTCGACAGGGCATCCTGCGTCGGCTGCTGCATGTTGATGGGGATGAGCACCCCTGCGTCCTTGCGCGCACTGCGCGGGACGTACTGAGCCTGAAACTGGTTGTCTGCGGCGGCTAGGGTGTCAGGGTTTCCAGCAGGTTTCTTAGATCCTGCGGCGGCGTTGTCTCGCGCACGTTGCCCGGCTGCGTCCAGTCGATCAGGCCCAACGGGGTCTGCATTGAGTCGCTGTTCGTCAATGCCTGGCCCCACTGGGGCGGTGGGTTGTTGGCCGCTATTAGCCAGAGCTCCGGCGCCTGGTCCTGCGACATTTCCAGAACCCGACGAGCTTCCGCTGGATCCTCGTCCACCAGAGCCTGCAGTTTGCGTGCGAACAGGTCGAGATACAGGTCCGGTGCCGGCTTGGCCCGTGCCGGTACCGACAGGGCTAGTGCTTGCTCCCGACTGAGGGGCCCGGCTGGCGTCCAGGCTGGTTGCGAAGTGGTCATAGACTTGGTCCCAAGTATCTGCTCGTTGGATGGTTCCGACAACCGGGGCGATCTTGCTCGACGCCTGGCGGCCATTGATGGTGATGACGCGCACGGGCCAGCCGGCGCCCTGGCGCTGGTACAGGTCGCCGTTGACCTCGAAGTGCGACGTAACGTTGTAGTGGCTATACAGCCAGTTGAAGAAAATCCGGTCGTCCGTGCTCATCCCGCCCGCGACCTTGTTGGCGCCGATGATGAGAGTGGCCCGGCCGTCTGCCTTCATGGCCTCCAGCGCGCGGGCCGCAATCAGGTGGTCGATTTGGCCGATGAGGTACCCGTCGACACGCTCCTTGATCGGGTCGCCCTTGTCGTTCTTGATCGAGCCGAAAGGCGGGTTGGTGATGACGGCGTCGAACTTGTCTTTGCCGAAACCCTCGGTGGCGTCCCGGTTGGTGACGTCAAAGCCCTGGTCGAGCAACAGGCCAACGCGGAACTTGTTGAGCTCGTTCGCATGGGCCTTGCTCGGGGTGGCGCCCATCAGAAGCATTCCGGTACCGGCCGTGGGTTCGAGCACCGACTGACCAGGCTGAATGCCCGTGAGCTCGCTCGCCAGGAACGCCAGCGGGGCCGGCGTGCTGTATGCCTGGTTGGCAATGCTCGTGCTGGTCCGAATGTTGAGGTTCGGCTGAGAGTCGTACAGGCGGCGAAGGATGGCGAACGTGGTGCGCGGGCCTTCCTTCTTGTTCTTGGCGACTATGTCGCGCGCCGTGCGCGCAATGGCCGCTTCGAGCTCTTCCTGTGCTTCCTTCATGCGCGCCTGGTCGGCCGGCTGGCCGTCGAAGGCTTCGACCATCTTGCGCAGCGCGGGGTTGTCCGCGGGCATCTGGTTGGCCTTGATCGCCTCGTAGAACGAGTCACCCAGCGATTGCTTGCCGGTGGGCTTTGGCAGCGCCGGTTGCTCGGGCGCTTTCCCGGTCGCTGCCTTGCCTTCCTTGCGCTTTACCTCGCTGAGAATGTCCCGTCCGTAGGTCGCCCACAGCGCGTCACCATCGCTTGCGTTGGCGCCGAACGCATCGCTCGTCTTGTCCGACAGCGCGTAGTGGAACGTTGCAGTCTCGATGCCAAGGCCGTCGAGAAACTGGCTGGCGAACTTCGAGGACTTCCACTCCCAGGCGGCCATATAGCTGCCGCTGTTGGAGTCGTAAATCCGAACTTGGCGAATGGCGGTAAGCCGGCCGTCTTCGACTTCACGGACGGTCCTGTAGTCGACTTCGTAGCTGACACCGTCGTTGCCGGAGACGTACCCCAGGTGCTCCCATCCATCCTTTCCTTCGGGCTGGTCCAGGTCGCGCGCATTGCGCCCGTCAGACTTGAGCGGCGCCGGAGCTGGTGCGGGGGAGGGGGCCGGCGCCGGTGGCGCTGCTTCCTCTTCCTTCGCCAGTGCATCGACGTCGGCCGCGGCCACGGTGGCATGGTCGTCCATGCCCTTGGTGTCCAGGCCAGGGAAGTCGCGCGCACCGTTGTAGAAGGATTTGAGGTACGGCTTGATGGCGTCCCCCATGTCCGCGACCATGGAGCGCGTGAAGTCGGCGAACGAGCGGACACCGGCCTCGATGTAGGCGCCAGCGATCGTCATGCCGTCGACCATGAGCTCCGGGTCGAACCCGCTGTTGAGGCGGCCCAGCTTGGCCTTCATGCGAGCTCGTGCCGCGGCGACCTTGTCGGCCGTGAACAGCTTGTTGTCCGAAAAGTCGGCCTTCTTGAGTGGCTTCTGGCGAACCCCGCCGGCCGTGAGCACCTGGCTCATGTCGACGTTCGGGTAGTCGCGGGTCCGGATGCCGAGCACTTCGCTCGCATAGTCCTCGTGCAGGGCCAGCTTCGTCCCGTCAGCGTTCTTGTAGCCCTTGGCGAACTGGTAGCGCGCGGGGGCCAGAAGCATCAGGCTCCGGTCGACGGCGCGCATCTTGTCGGCCAGTGCGACGGCGTCGGCCGGCGCTCCAGGGTGTACCTCGTGGTGATCGGCGAAGCCGAGCTCGGCCAGCTGCGCACCGTACTCGTTGAGCTTGTCCACCGCGGCGGCCAGGATCGGCTCAGGCATCGCAGCAAAGGCAGGGTCGGTGCCCTGCAGGCTCTCGATGGTGGTTGGCGTGCGCTTGGCCTTGGGCCGCACGGTCGCGCTGTTGGCGAGCGCCTTGCGGGCGATGCCTTCGCGGAACGTCAGGCTTTCCTCTGTGAGGCGCCCGCGTGCAATCTCCATCTTGATGCCGGCCTCGATGGCGTTCCACGTCTCCAGGGCCTTCTCGCCGGAGTTGACCAGGCTGTCACGCATGGCGCGGATACGGTCGGCGAACTCGTGCCCTTCCCAGGAGGTAGCCTGCTCAGCGCGAAGGAGGTCGGCGTCAGTCGGGGCCGGCTTGTGCTTGTCCAGTGCCTTGCGAACCGGGTCCGTCAGTTGGTTCCAGTCGGTACCGGACAGCACGCGCGCCTGGTCGCCGTCCGTGTAGCCGGCGGCCTTGAGCATTTCGCGGCGCTGCGCGGGCTTGGCCTCGTCCCACTGGCGGGCGATGCTGCGTGCAGCTGGTGGCGCGGAAACAACCGGGCTGCCAGCAGACGGGGTGAATTCCATGCCCTTGACGGCCTGGTCTGCGGCATCGAAGCGGCCCCATCCCATCGTGCGATCGGGACCAACGGGCCCCTTCGTGATGGTGACGGGTGAATCCGAGCTCTTCGACTTCACGACGTAGGTCTGACCCTTCTGGCCGACCTTGATTTCTTCGAGCCACACAGTCTCTTCGTGCTCGGTGCCGGCGTGAACCAGGATGCGCTCGCCATCGGTCAGGGCTTTACGGGCGTCCTGCAGGCTCGTCGGCACCACGGGGCCGCGCGCCTGGCTCGGTGGCGTAGCGGGGTCGCGTGGCGTGGAAACAACCGGGCTGCTGGCAGACGGGGTATCGGGCGTCCAGCCGGAGCGGTACAGCGCCTGCAGGGCGGCGTGCTCCTGCGGGAAAAGATGCGTCCACAGGATGCGGTTCGGCGTCGGCCCGCCCGCGGGACGCGTCAGGCCGGCGGCCTTGAATGCCTTGGTGCGGGCCTCGCCTGCACCCTTCGCACCGGCGAGCTCCTTGTTCCACCAGGCGGCCCAGCCCTTCGGCGGCTGTTGCCCGTTAGCCACGGTTGTGGCCGATTCAGACGATTCGCTCCGGGGGGGAGCACTATTTTCTGACGTCGGCGTAACGCCTGGTTTCTTCTGCTGACCGTTGGTTGCAGCTGCGCGCTTCTCGATTTCCTTCTGGATCTTGGGTGCGCGCTTGTGGTCAGGGCCGAAGAGCTCCAGGGCCTGCACGAGCTCGGCGTCCGTCATTTCCGGGATGGTCTTCGCGTTCAGGTCGCGCTTGGCCTTGCCCTCTGCGATCTTGTTGACCTTCGGCGCGGGTGCCGCGGCGGGCGCATCGAATGCGGCCTTCGCAGCCTGCAGGGAGTGATAGGTGCCCTGGCTGGAATTTGGGTTGCTCGGTGCGCCGCTGACCACGAAGGTGCGCGGGCCCGTCTGCAGGATCTGATTGCCGTCCTTGTCCCAGGTCTTGTTGTTGGGGTTCGGCGAGTCGTTGCCTTCAACCCAGCCGTCCCCGGCGGGCGCGGCCTCCAGCACCTTCCACTCTTCGGCGGTTTCCCGTGCGCCGCTGCGGCCTCGCGTCAACAGCTTGCCGTCGCGGACGTAGAAGTCGCTGAAATAGGCGTTGGCGCCATGGCCGCCCTTGCGGCGCGGCTTGCCGTCGTCCATCCAGTGAATGACGACTTGGGTTGCGTAGTGGTCATCCCACTCGCCTTTAGATGGCCCATGGATCGCTTCGACGCGGCCCGTGACCGATGGGCTCATGTGCATCGACTGCACGACGGTTCCCACCGGCAGCATCTTGAGCGCGGCGTCCTGCTCATCCTTGGTGAACTCGGGGCCGGCATCGTGGATGCCGTTTTCCTTGTAGTACGCCTCCAGGTCGAAGCCCATCCCCTCGTAGCCCGTGACCTTGCGGACGTGCGCCTCTGCCTCTTCGGCCGTGGCGAACGTGGCGGTTTCTGGCTTGCCGCCAGGGGCCGTTGTCGTGACCTCGAACTCGAACCCGCCGCCGGCTGCACCCTTCGTGCTGAGCACCACGTCATAGCCGTTGACGTCGTCGTTGTCCCAGGTGTGCGCCTGGCTGATGGCGGGCGTCAGGTCGAGGCGATCGGCGGCGTCTTCGGCCTGCTCGTCCACCGCGGCCCATGCGTTCATCCCGGCAGTGCGGTCCTGCTCGCTGGCTCGCGCCTCGGGGGTCAGCCGTGCGGATCCAACGGGCTCGTCGTTCTCTTCGGTCGTGCGGAAATGCGGGTCGCGCTCTCCGTTGTCGCCTGACAGTTCGTTGACGGTGTAGTCACCGGCGACAACGGTGCGGAGGGTGCCGGATTCGTAGACCGGATGGCCGTCTGCGTTGGTGCCGATCTGCTTGGCGCCATACATGGCAAGCCCAGGGCCGGGGTCGCTCTTGGAAACCTGATGGCGTTCCGGGTCTGCCCACTGCGGCGCGGCCGGATCCTCCTTCGGGTCCACATCGGCGTATTTGCCGGATGCGACGGTGGCGTCGTGCTCGGCTTCGCGCTTGGCGTGCTCGGCGGCCTTCTCTGCATCGCGCTTGGCCTTCGCTTCGGCCAGCTTGTTGACCTTCGGCGCGCCCTGCTTGCTGCGATCGTAGACAACGCCCAGCGCTTCCTTCAGGGCCTTTTCCTTCGCCCGGCCTTCGGGGTTGAGGCGGTGCTTCGAGGCGCGGCCATCTTCGACCGGGCCGCCATCCACTACGGGGTTCGAGTGGTCGCGCCGCACCTGGTCATAGAGCGTATTCAGCTGCTCCATGGAGTAGGTGTCGGCCAGCTTCTTGGCGTCGTAGCCGAGCGGGTCCAGGTCGCCGGCTGCGTCTTCCTCAGATTGAGGAAGACCGGCGGCCGGCGCCTTGTGACCGATTTCGGGCAGCGGGTGCCCGTTTTCGGTAAGCCACCGCCCGGCGTCTGCAATGTTCCGTTCGATGAGGGTGCGGGTACCGACGTGCGCCGGGTCCGTCGCATCGAGCTCCTGGCGCAGCGCCTTGAGCTTTTCGGTGACAGCTTCGGGCGTGGCCGCGACACCCAGGCCGGTTAGAGCGTGGGGCGGCTTCGGCGCTGGCGCAGCGGGGGCATGGCTAGCCGGCCCGGAAACCAAGCCTGCAGCGTCGTGTTGGCTAGGTGCTTGAGCGACAGGTACAGCGCTGGGCGCTGGCGCGGCGGGAGCCCGAACAGAAGACGCGGGAGAAACGTCAGCTGCAGGTGCTTGCGACGAGCTCGCATCTTCACTGGCTACCCCTGGGCCTTGGGCTTGAGTCTGGATCCGAGGCGGGCGAGCATTCGAGCTCGGCTCTCCGGATCCATCTGCTTGAGCTTGAGGGCCGCGCGCAGCACCTTCTTGCGCGTCTCTTTGTTCGTCGGCAATGGCATCTGCAATCTCCTGGTCAGTCGCGCCCATGGTGCGCAGAAAGTCGACGTATGAGCCCGTGCCCGGTGCGTCCCATGGAATGTCATCGTCCAGCAGGCTTGAGTAGTCGCTGGGGTGTGTGATCTCGTTCTTGTCGACCACGTCGGTGACGTCGTCGTCCTCGTGCGGGCCAAACACATGGCGGTACATGGCCTGGTCGGCGGCGTCGGCCTCGTGGTAGTCGAGCGCGCGGGCCTGCGTCGGGGGCAACAGCGGCGTCTCGGCGCCGGCTGCGCCTGGTGCAACCGTCTGCGCGGCCACGTCGATGGGATCCTGGTAGCCGCCGGTACCGCCAGCGCCAGGCATTTCCGTCGCGCCGGCCGGGTTGCCACCGCGGGGCACAACGCCAGGCGCGGGCAGCTGCGGCAGTTCGCCAGGCATCGAGCCGACTGGCGCGGGCAATGCCAGCGCTGCAGCACGAGCGAGCGGGCCCGGCGGCTTGGCTGGCGCCGGTTCGGCGCCACCCAGCGGAGCGGCGGCGCCACCCATCAGGCCGCCAGCCATCAGGCCGGCAGCGGAAGCCGAGCCGACACCCTCGCCGATAGGCTTCCCTTGCGCCAGGTTCTGCGCGGCTTGCTCTTGCGCCGACTGGGGCATTTCTTGGAGCACGCCTTCGGTCAAGACGCCTTCGCCGACCTTGCGGAAAACGTTCTTCTCGGCGCCAGCTGCAGCGGCCTCTGCGCCAGCTGCACCCAACTTGCCGCGGGCGGCCATGGTCTGCACGTCGCCGATGCCCAGCTGGTTCGCCAGCTTGCCGGCGCCAAAGCCAATCGCGCCAGTCAGCGCGCCGGATCCTGCGAGGATGGCCGATTGCGTGCCGGTCAGAAGGCCGTCCTTCGATTCCTGGCGCACTTGCTCTGCGTTCTGGCCTGCAGCTGCAGCACCTTCGCCGAAAGCGCCGGCCGCAATGTCGGTCGTCGCGGCGCGCTTCGCCAGCTGCTCAGCGGTGAGCTTCGCGGCGCCACGTTCGAGCATCGGCGCGGCCAGGCGCGCAGCTGCGCCACCGGCGCCAGCGCCAACGATCATCGACGGCGCCGATTCCACTGCGGAATTCACGATGGTGGATGGGTTCTCCACCATGGCGCCGATGGTCGGGAAAAAGCCATCGGCCTTTTGCACTGCGCGGTTGGCCGCCTTCTGCTCGGGCGACAGGTACTCGTCGAGCATGGCCTTGGCCTGCTTCGGACGGAACCCGACTGCGCCCCCCTCGTTCTCCAGCACCTTGCCGGCCTGGCCGCCGGTGACCAGGTCGGCGATACCAACGGCGGCCTCGGGCACGCCAATGACACCCTTTGCGAGGGAGATACCCACGTCGCCGAGCCGGCGCGCGGCGCCAGTCTTCTCGCTGTCTAGGACGCCGTCGAACGGCTGCAGGGCGGGAGTGGAAGTGCCAGGCTCGTCGAGCTTGCCGTCAAAGGGTTTCAGTGCCATGTGATTTTTCTTAGCCGGTGAATCGGTTGCCCTTGGCGTCCTGATAGACGGGCTTGCCGCCAGAGGTGCCAATCTGCGTCATGCCCTGCGGCACCTTGGCCTGCGCTGCATCGTTGGCGTTCAGCGTTTTGGCAGAGCCGTCGCGCTGGTTGTAGACCACGAGGCCCTTGGGCTGCGGGACGGCCAGGCCGGTCTTTTCGTCGACCTGGCTACCGCCGCCGATTTCATGCACGCTGAATTTGTTCGGATCCTTGCCGGAGAGTGCGGCCATGCGATCGGAAGCGGTGCGCTGCTCTTCGGGGGTCTTCGCGGCCAGGATGGCGGCCTGGGCGTCGTTGATGCGGCGCTGGCTGGTGTTCGCCAGGTCAGCGGTCGTCTGACGGATGCCGAGCTCGCCGCGCTGGATGCCGATGGTTTCGCGGCCACGGGCGTCTGCCATGAGTGCGCGGGCGTTGTCGCCGGATTCACGAATGTTCGTGCGGGTCGTGTCGCCGGTGTCGCGCATGGTGGCGCGCTTGGTGTCGCCTTCCTCGCGCATGGTCGTGCCCGCCAGCAGGGTCTGGGCGTTCAGCGCGTTCTCATCGGCACGAGCTCGCTGCACCATCGGAATGGTTGCGGCCTTCACGGCGTCATCGTTGCCTTGGTACCCGCGGCGCGGCGACCAGGATCCTTGACGCGCGGCGGTGCGCAGTTCGGCCTGCTCGTTGAAAGCGGCGTTGCGGTTGGCGTAGTCGGTCGGGCCAACCTGGCTCATGGTCGGGCCGCCGGGCGGCGTGGAACTGGCGTTCGAGTCCTGCAGGCGCTTGGTCTGGTAGGCCGTGTCTTCTGCAGAGCCGAGCGCGAAGGGGCGGCCACCGTTGGCCGCTGGTGCCGGGCCGCGGCCCGACGTGCTCGCCAGCCGTTCATCGGTGACAGCGAGGTCGGTCGGCTGGCCCACGTTGATGGCGTTGTCGGCGGCGCGCACGCTGGCCTGCTCGGCAGGGCGCGGCGTGTCGTAGACCTGGCGCATGGTCGCAGCGCCTTCGACTGGCACCGGAGCGGGCGCGGCGGGCGCTGCAGCTGCAGCAGGCGCGGCCATCTGCGATGCAGCGGACGTGCCAGCTGCGCCAGCGTATTGCGTGCTGCGCGGGTCGTTCGTGGCGCCGAAGCGCAGCGGGGCGACCGACAGCGGCTGTGCCGGCTGAAAGCCCGTGCGATCGGCGTTGGCCGTGACGCCGCGCGCCAGGCGCGCATCGTTCGCGTGCGTCGAGATATTGCTGTTGGGGTTCGGGTAGATCCCGAAGGCGGCGCCGGTCTTCGACGGGTCCATGGCATCGACGGCAGGCTTCGCGGTCGGTACCGGCGCGGACGTCGGCGTACCGCTGGCCTGGTACGTGGGCTGCGCGTGGCCGGTCGGCGGTGCGCCGCTGATGGTCGGGAACACCGGGGGCGGTGCGGCCAGCATCGTCGCGGCCGAGCTCGCGGCCTTGGCGACGGCTGCATCGGCGCCACCGCCAGGCGGGGTGAACGAGGCGGGCGTGCCGGCGGCCTGGTAGGTCGGCTGCGGGTAGCCCGTGGGCGCTGCCACCGCGGCCGATGCGATCGGGGTTGCCTTCGGTACCGGCGCTTGCGGGGGCGTCGTGGCGCCAGGGTTCGGCAGGGTAGGGGGTTGGCCCACCATGCCCAGCTTCGAGACGCCGGGGTTTTGCGCAGCTGCAGCGGCGTCGCCGAAAGAGTTGGGCTTGCGGCGCGGGTCATCCACGATGCCGCCATCGGCCAGCTGTTGCTGCGCGGCCGGCGTGTGAGTGGCGTTCTTCATGTGTTCGAGCGTCTGCACGCCGATCGCATGAACCTGCTCGGGCGGGAGCTCGTATTCGCCATTGCTGAGATTGACGGGAACCTTGCCCATCTTCGCCAGGGCGCCCTCGCCAATCTTCGCGGTCGAGTCGGCCGGCATGATGTAGCTGCCGGCCTTGCTCTCCTTCGGAATGGAGTCGCTGGTGCCGGTACCGGGCCCGCGCACGGGGCCGCCATCCTTGAGGCCGGCGTCCTTCATGCGGCGATCGAGCGAGCCGTTGCCGGCATAGCCACTGATGCCTGCGCCGGCGGTAGGCGCGGGCGCGGGTGCAGCTGGGGCCGGTGCTGGCGCTGGCGCCGGTGCGGCCACTGGCGCCGGGGTCGGCTCGGGGATGCCCATGACTTTGCGGACCAGGCCGCGAACCAGGCCGCCCTCTGCCAGCTGTTGCCGCGGGCGCTCTGCCATCACGGCCATCATTTCAGCGGCGCGCGTGCTGCCGGGCTTCTGTCGTTGGGGGGAGGGCATTGAGAAATCTTTCGTGCGTGGTGATGCCTGCGCGGCATTCTGTCGGCGCAGTCAACGGGGTCCAAACCCTACGGGGGGGTTCAGCGGGGCCAGCTGTCAATCAGGGTGCGGACGTCGCTGGCGTGTCCGTCAGCAGCTGATGCCAGTTCTTGAACTTCTGCCGTACACGCTCCGAATAGCTCGATGAGGGCAGAGCCATGCTGATAGCCGGGCGCGGCGGGGGCGGCGGGCAGACCAGGACGGGGGGTGGCGGTTGCGGCGCGGACGGCGTCGAGCAAGCTGTCACGCTCAGCACGAGCGCCAGCAGCATCGGCGCGGAGGGACGCTTCGCGGGTTTGGGCAGCATCAGCGGCCTCCTTCTGTCGGTTGAGTTGTTCGAGGCCCTTGCGGTCCACTTCGGCCTGCGCCAGGCGCGCAGACTCGGATGCGGCCAGCTTGTAGGCGACCAGGTCTTTCTCGGCGCGCAGCGCGCGGCCCTTGGCGTTGCTGACCATGGCCCACTGGCCCACGAGCACGAGCAACAGCAGGAGGATGACGAGCGGCTGTAGCCACCAGGGCAGGATCCTCATTCGCCGTCTGCCGGTTCATCGAGCGCGTATGAATTCATACGTACTACATGCGATGTATTACGTGAAGCATCGGCGGGCTCTTGGGGCGGATCCACCAGGCCGGCGAGGGGGTCGACGGCGCAGCGGTAGGCCAGCCGCGGGAAGATTTGCAGCATGCCGAACAGCATCAGGGCGCCCCCGTCGTCTTGGCCGTGGCCTTCTGCGCCACGTTGGCGACCAGGTACCCGGTGAGCACGATGGCGACCAGGTCGCGGTAGGTGGTCTGGTTGATGTAGCCGCCCACCAGGAGCGCGGTGAACGCGCCGACAGCGAGCACACAGAACCAGAACTTTCGTCCGTACTTCATTGAACCTCCATGCACTTGGCGTGCCGTTGCAGTTGCCGGGTCCACACGCCGCCGCAGCGCTGGTTGCCGGGTGTCGAACAGTCGTAGCCGGCCGCGAAGCGATACAGCAGGTAGGCATCGCAGGCCCGCGCGTAGTTGCCGGCCTGTGTCTCGCGCCGCATCGAGGACTGTTCCCAGCGGTAGCACCCGAATTGCCCGGCGAAGTCCACGGCCTGCTCGAACTCGACGGGGTCGATGAGGGTGTCGCCCAGCGAGTTGCGCACGCAGCTGGCGTACTTCTTGTCCAAGAGGTTGGTGGCGAGCTCGCGCGCACGCTGGCGGGTGATGGGCCGGTCCTGCATGGTCACGCGCCGGCCGTCCTCGTACTGCGTCGAGCCGTTGCCGATCGTCGGCACGTCCCCCTTGGTCGGGATGACGGGCTGCGCGGTGAACCCCTCGTAGGCGATCCAGCCCGCCACGATCGCAGCGGTAACCTGCATCGTCCTGGCGGGCGCGCGGCTCACTGCTTGGGCCCTTCGGCCGCCGGCAGAGGATCGAAGCCAGCCAGGTAGCGCTTCATGCGGGCCTCGTGCTCTTCGCGCTCGCGCTGGTCGGCCGCCTCGCGGCGCCGGTCTTCCTTGCGCTTGTAGTAGCTGTTCACGAAAAAGCTGCCCAACGCCACGAGCAATCCGATGAACCCGACGAACTGCGCGCTCGCCATGTAGGCGATGACCGATCCAATCGAGAACGTGTAGGTCACGGTCGTTGCCGCCTTCGACGCCAGGGCGGCAGCTGTCGCCTCAAGAGCCTCGCGCACCATGGCTTCGTCGCTCATTTCGTCACCGGGTTCAGGTAGATGGAGCGGTCGCGGACCTGGGGCACCGTCTCGTTCGTGGTCATGCGGCATGTCACGAACTGCATGCCTTCGGGCATCGCATCGGGGGTCAAGAACTTGACGGTGATCGTTGCGGTCTTGGTGTCACTGCCGGAAAGCACTTCGACCACACCGGCCGACAGCACCCACTCGACGGTGTCGATCTGCACGGCCGGGCCCTCCTTGGCCAACCAGGCGGTCCAGTCGAACGGAAAGCGGACTGTGTCGTTGCAGTCCATGTCCCAAACGCGCTTTTTCCCGACCTGGCGGAAAGTTTCTTCGGTGGCGACTTGGGCCATGCGTCAATCTCCAATCAATGAAAAGGTGCGGTCTTCGGGGCGGATCGAGTTGCCCCGGTCCTCGGGGAGGATCCAGCTGGCCCGGTCTTCCGCCGTGACCTCGATGGCGCGGTCCTCTGCGGGGATGACCCACGTCCGAGAGTCGCGCACGAACACGTACAGGTGCCCGAAGCGCGCGGCCTGGCGCACGCCTTCGAGGGTCTGCGCCGCGCTGACCCGGTAGACGGTGTCCCTGACCGTGCCCACGGCCAGCTGCACAACGCCGGAGAGGGACTGAGTCGCGGCCAGGTCGACGCGCACCGTGCCGAAAGCCTGGGCGACAACAGCGGCCAGCGTCTGCGCCGCGCTGACCTTCGCCAGGGTCTGCACGCTCGCCAGCTGCACGACGCCGTCCAGCAGCTGCACCGCGGAGGCCGCGCGCACTGCGAGCACCAGGCCGGTAGCGGCTTGCGTGATGGACTGCAGCGTCTGGGCCGCAGTGCCCGTGATCGTGATGGCCGCGGTCGCGGCCTGCGTGACACCCGCCAGGGTCTGACCGGCGGTAAACGTGGGGATGCCCACGAGGCCGATGGTCGCGGCCTGGCCGACAGTGTCGAGCGCCTGGGATGCCGCGGCCTTGACGGTCACGGTCGCGGCGGCGGCCTGGGTGACAGTAGCGAGGGTCTGCGCTCCGACCAGGCTGGCAACGGCCTTCGCGGTCGCAGCCTGCACGACGCCCGCAAGGGTCTGCGAGGCAACCAGGCCGGAGGGTACCTGCGCCGTTGCCGTCTGCGTGATGCTCGCCAGCGTCTGCGCGGCCAACGCGCTGATGCTTGTCGGGCCCGTGCTCGCCTCGCCCCATGCGGTGAACCCGCTTGGCGCCGAATAGGTCTGGTCGGCCGCGACGAGGCGAACCGTCAGCTTGCCCTGTGAGCCACTGGGGCCGGTGGAGGCTCCTGCGAACATCCCGCCCGTGGCACCCGTGGCATGTTCGCCAGTGCCCGCAGCCGGGTTGCCAGAGGCGAACCACGTACCGTTTTTGCCGAACCAGACTTTGCCCGCGGTCACGTCGACTGCGACCATCACAACGTCGTTCACCCCATAGGCGGCGCCCAGCGAGGTCAGCGAGCCTTGGATGTACTTCGAGCCGTTGGCGCGGATTTCAAAACCGCCCGTGTAGGCGCCGAGCTCGTTGTCGTTATTGGCGGGCAGGATGCGGGAGACGCCCACACCAGGCATGAAAGCGCTGCCAATCGTCAGTAGCTGCGTCTCGAAGTACCACTTGCCCGAGGCCCGCGCGATGCGTGACCGGACGTTGGCGTAGGCACCGCCTCCACCGTTGGACTCTGCCGTCTTGTTGCTGTTGGTGAGCGTAGCGCCCGCGTTCTTCGTCGCCGGATCCCACGACACGTCGTTCACGTCGGTGGTGCCGTCCCACGCGGTGAACCCCGTAGGCATGACGTAGGCAAACTCAGCGGCAGTGAACCGCCCCGTGAGCTTGCCGCGAGCGGAGCTTGGGCCAGTCGATGCGCCCGCGTACTGCGCGCCAGTCAGGCCGGTGGCCGCAGGGCTCGTTCCTGCGCCGGGGTCGCCAGAGGCGAACCACACGCCATCCCTGCCGAACCAGATTTTTCCGGCGTCCATGTCCACGGCAATCATCACCGTGGAGTAGGTCGTAAGGTTCGTCCCGGCCCACCCCCCGGTGGAGGTGCCTTGGTTGGCGAGCGTGCCGTCCGCACTCAGGCTAACGCCGCCCGAGATAGTCCCCATCTGGCCGTCGTTGGCTGACGGCAGGAAGTTGGCAACACCGACATAGGGCGACGAGGCATTGGCGACCGTGATGATCTGCGTCTCGTAGTACCACTTTCCAGTGGAGTGCGCGGTCGTCGATCGCACGTTGGCATAGCCGCCGCCCGTGCCGTTGGACTCTGCAGTCTTGTTGCCGTTCGACAGGGTCGCGCCGCTGGAGGCCGTCGCCGGGTTCCACGTCTCTCCTGGCGTGCTGACCGTACCCGTCGCGGCCTGGGTGAGGTTGCCAAGGGTCTGGGTCGCGCTGGCGCCGGCCGTGGCTGGCGAGCGCTCGTCCCACGCAGCGAAGCCAACCGGCGGGGTGTATAGCTGCGTCTCTGCCGAGAACATGCCATCGACCGAATCCCCAGGAGGATTCGTGCCGTTGTACATCGACACCGCTGCGCGCAGCGTGCCGGTGAGTCCGCTGAAAGCCTCGTTCGATCCCGCCGCCGGGTCGCCCGATGCCTGCCACACGCCGTCTCGTGCGAACCAGATTTTCCCGGCCGTGACGTCCACAGCGATGCCGATGCGGCTCCCGGTAGACCAAGAACTACCAAAGGCCGTGGTGACGCCGTTGTTGAACTTCTTGCCGTCGTTCTGGTAGTACCCCCAACTCGCAGCGGTCCCGCCAACGAAGTCGGTCAGGCTGATGGAGCTCTGCGCCACGCCGACGCAGATATATGGTGCCAATGAATACTGGCTGGCGATCTGAAACTCGAAATACCACTTGCCGCTTGTCTTCGGCTTGTTCGAGAGCGTTATGTTGTTCTGGAGGTCGGTCGTCTTCGCCGCGCGCCTGTTGGCGTTCGACAGCACGATCGTCGAATGCGTGTAAGCAGGATCCCAGCCGCCTTGCTCCGGCGGCTCGACGATCGGCCAGGTCGGCGCGGTGTACTTGTCGCCGGTGTAGAGGGCCGCGCCCTTGACGATGCGCAGCCGCAGCTGGCCGTTCAGAAACTTGGTGGTCGACCCGCTTTCGCGCCCGATGTAGAGCGAGGTCGGGGTTGCCGGAGCGTAGTTCGCCAGGCCGCCCGTTGACTGGGTCAGCGTGCCGTCGAGATAGATGCGCGCCTGGTTGGTCGTGGCGTCGTAGGTGAAAGCCCAGTCATGGACAGCGTCGTCAACCCAGACGGCCCCGCCCTCCATGTACGCGCCGCCCGTCGCATAGATGCCGCCCGCGAATGTCGGCGTGCCACGGGAGAAGAACTGGAAGTCGCCGGCCTGGTTCGTGTAGTTCGACAGGAACACAGCCGTGGCCGCGCCCGCCGTGCGGCCCATGAACTGACCTTCGATCGTGAACGAACCCGGAAACGAAAAGTCGGTGAGGTTGTCGTCGATGCGCAGCGCGCTCGCGCCGTCGAAGTTCAGCCGCCCGCCGACTGAGGTAACCGTCCCGTCGTTCGTGACGAGCGCATGGCGCCCCGTGGAGTCGACCAGGCCGCCGCCATTCAGCAGAAGGACGGTCGTGCCCGCGGACACATCCGTGTCCAGCGCGCCGAGGGGGGTTGAGCCGAGGGGGCGGGAGCCGAGCATCAGTCAGCCCGGTCAGGAGTTGCTAAGTTCGAGGCTCTGCACGTAGCAGTTCCAGCGAATGCTCTTGGCGGCCTGGCCGGTGACTATCAGCTGCAGCACGCGCGGGCTGGTCACCGGCGTGAAAGCGAGCGCCCAGGTGGACGCGCCAGAGTCGCGGTACTGGTCGGTGATGGTTGGCGTCCCCTGCACGGTGCCCGTGCCAGAGGCGACCTTGACCGACACCTTGAACTCCGCGAACCAGGAGTCGTTGTTTCCGGTGTCTCGCGCCATGAGAAGGCCGCGCATGATGAAGCTCTGCGTACCGTTCAGCAGCGTGACCTGGTTGGTGTCTGCAGCTGATGCGTTGTCGGTCGTCAGGTTCTTCGGTGTGGCGTCCGTGGTCGCAGCCTTCAGGATGAACTCGCGCAGCTGCGTATCGAAGGGGTTGAAAAGCCGGCCGCTGGAGAACACCCGAATGCCATGCACGCCGCGGTCCCAACCCTCGTTGCCCATCACGACGGAGTTGTTGCCGTCGACCTTGTTGCCGCCGCCCAGCCCAACGGAACTCTGACCCGTTGGGGTATTGCCGGTGCCGAGGGCTACGCTGGCGACACCAGATGCCGTGTTGCTGTTGCCGCCCGACACTGAGTTGATGCCGCTGGAGGTGTTGCTGGTCCCGCCCACAACGGTGCTCGCGTTGCCCGAAGCGGTGTTGTGCTGCCCGCCACTGACGGTGGAGTAGGAACTTGACGCAACCATGGACGAGGACGAGCGCGACTTCTGCCAGTCGGTTGCCCGATCGCCTCGCTTGTCGCCCCCGTTCGTGGTGCTATCCGGGACTTGCGCCACGGTGGCGCCATTGCCCTTGGCGACCATGGCCGCATCGCCGTTGGTGCTCGCCGTGTTCGCCGTGAGTGCGGCGACGTTGCTGATCGCGTTCGGCGATGCCGTGCTGGTTGACTCGGTCCAGTTCTTGAGGATCGCCGCCAGCTTCCCGGCCGTGATGCCCAGGCCGATGCGCCTGGTGCCGGTCGCCCAGCTGACAGCCGCGCCCGCGTTGCTCGATGCCTCGATGGTCGTGCGGGCCAGCGTGCCGGCCGTGGCGAAGGTATAGAGGCCGACTTCCCAGCCGCCGGTGGCAACGCCGCTGGTGTTGACCTCTTCAATGAAACACCGCACCGTGTCTCCGTTGGCACACACAGCTGAAAAGGCGCGATAGCCAATCACTGCACCCCCGAGGGTGTAGGTGCCCGCGCCCGTGGTCGTGCTGTTCTCGTAGACGCGGTCTGCGGTGATTTCAGCCATGGCTTACGGGTTGCCGTCCGTGATAGTCCAGCTGGTGATCTGCACCGTCTGACCCGTGGTGATGTTGGCGTTGTCCACCGTCATGTCCCCGCCGCCGCCGGTGGCAGTCACGGAGCCGTCCATCTTGATAACGCCGGCGTTGGTCTTCACCCGGTAGTGCCCGGCAGTGTTGGTGCCGACCGCCGTGCCGCTGATGGGCACGCCTGCGAACGTCAGGACGCCGCTAGCCTGGGTCGCCCAGTCGGAAGCGAGCGTGTAGCTGGCAAGCAGCGTGCCGGTGTCGGCGTCGGTCAGGTTGGTCGGGGCCGCGCCGGAGCGAATTTCGACTTTCGCGGCGGTGCCAATGTCGGTTTCGATTGCGGTTATGCGGGCGGTGCGGGTCGCCACAGCGATGCGAATGGTCATGTCGTGCTGCCTTTACTGCGCGGCTGCGCGAATAGCCGCGATGGCTTCGGCCATCTGAGCATTGGGTTCGCCGCCGGCAGCGGTGATGCGGTTCTCGATGGTTTCGGCCTTGGCGAGGGCCCAAGCCTTCGTGTTGACCACATGGGTCAGGGCGCGCTGCATGAGCTCCAGCGGGGATTCGACTTCGTCGGGCATTGAAAGGGCTCCGGGGTTGGATGCCGGCAGGATGCCGGGCCAACCCCGAAGCTCAAAACCCTAACGGGGTGATGACCCCCCGCTACGGTCAGATGGACGACGAATCGTTGCCGCTGATGCTGGCTTGTGCGTTGATGGCGTTGATGCCGGCCGCGCCCATGGTGCCCAGCATCTGCGCGCCGGTGATGGCCGCCTTGACGCGCGATTCGATCGAGCCGATTTGCGCGTTCAGGTTGGCCCGGTTCCCTTCGGACCTCACGTTGGCGTCCGCGATTGCCAGCTGGATAGCCGGCTTGGCCGCTTCGACCTGGGCCGAATACATCGTCGCCATGTTGCGCGCGGTTTCGCCCCGGATGCTCGACAGCTTCGTTGCCAGTTCCATGGCGATCTGCGGGCCGAGCATCAGGGTCTTGATGTAGTCGCCCATGGAATCGAGCGCGACCTTGCGTTCGTCAATGAGGGTCTTGGCTGCAAAGCGCACGTTTTCGAGCTCGGCCTTGAAGCCCTCGATGGAAATGGTGCGCGACGTCTCGGCCATCGTGCGGTTCGCGGCCAGGCGGATCTGGTTCACCTGGTTCGTCAGTGCGCCAGGCGGAAGCGGAAAGCCGCGGTTCGACCAGGTCGCCATGGCCTCATCTTCGGCGCGCTCGCTTTCACCCAGGCTGCGGGCGCGCTCGCGCTGCCACAGGGCATCCTCGACGTAGGCGTTGATGCCGGAGCCGCCCTGCGTCAGAGCTCGGTCGCACCAATCAACGGCGTCCTCGTAGTACCCAATGTCCGGAAAGAACTGATGAACAAAGGTGTTCATCCCGTTCTGGATCATCTGCAGCAGCTGGTCGCGCGCAGAGTCGTAGAGGTGTGCCCCGTTGCTTGGATCCTCGTTCGGCATAGCGGGAGGGCTCGGCATGCCGAACTCTCCTTCGACGCCATTCACAACCATCTTGGGCGCGGCCCCGCCCAGGGCAATGGCCTCGCTGATGCGCTTGGCGCCGTCGCTGGACTTCTCCTGCGCGTTTTCCCACATCATGTTGATGATTTGCTGGGTGACTGCTGCGGCGCCGCCGCCTGTTACTGCCATGGCTAGATCCTCCGGGATAGGTCGGCAACGCGGAACTCGACGGAGTCAAGTTCAAAGTCCGCGCCGCCTTCGTTGTAAATCTCAAGCTCGACGTAGTTGGTTTTGAGGCCCTTGCCCAGCTTCACGCGCTGTTGGCGCAGTTCGCTCGATGAGCTTGTGGTCTTGTAGAGGTACGACTGACCCTCTGCGATGACCTTGACGAAAAGGTTGCCCTCGCTCGACAGGCCCATGTAGCACTCGCTGACTGTCTTCTTCATGGCCGAGCCGAAAGACAGCTTGCCCAGGCCCACGCTCGCGCGGATCGGTGCGCCGTCGTCGGTGTCGCCCTCCAGCAGGAAGACGCCGCCAGGCCCCGCGCCATAGTGCCGGCCGCCGATCGTGGCGAACGAGTTGAACCCATAGTTTGTATAGGTCGTGGATCCACCTTCGTCCAGGTTGACTACCCACGTTTCGCTGTCGCTGTCGGGCACGGTGAGCACGTCGCCGCTGTGCGACAGGCTGAGCATGATGGCCTGGTGGATGGCGTTGACGGCGTAGGTCGCGCCCCCTGCAGCTGCGGCCAGCAGCTTCTCGTCCATCAATGCGGACACCGTCATCGCCGAGCTCACAGCGCCGGCCGCGGTCATGGTGACGGCCAGGAACGACGCCACGCGCAGCACGGGGGCCGCGGCGATGACGCCGCCCATCGAGGCATTCAGGTTGCCCTCGTAGGCCATCAGCGTGCCCTCCATGGGCTCGAAGCTGGCGAAGATTTCCCCGTAGGGATGGTCCGCGGCCAGCATCTTCATGGGCAGGAAGCTCGCATTGATGGTGCCGACCTCGCCGGTGAGGCCGGTGGCGTACATCGACAGTTCGGGGAACGAGCCGTCGATGACTGCATAGGATGGCTCGATGCCACCGCCGCCGGCCCCTTCGCCGGTCGCCTCGATGGTCAGCGGCATGAAGCTCGCCTCGATGAAGCCGCGGCCTGGTCGGTCCCATGCGGCCATGCTCATCGGGCTGAACGAGGCATTGATGGATCCCGTCTGCGTGTCGGTGTCAGGGCCGCCGACACTGGCAATGACCGGGTCGAACACTTCATCCCCGGCCTTGTAGATCGAGGCTTCGAGGTAGGCGGGCACGCCTGGCGTTGTCGATGCGGTATGGACTGTCGCGCCGTCAACGAGCATCGTGACCTCGTCGTCGGTGCGCTCGATGCGGAAGACCGTCTCTGCGGTGTAGCCGCCCACGCCCACGCCCAGCACGCCGTTCTTGCACACCCAGGCCAGGCCGCGCGCACAGTAGAAAGCGAAGTCGATCGATTTGCCGGTGTACCCGCCGGTGACCTCGTCGTAGAAGTTGAGCCCGCAGATGGCGCCGACCACGTCAGGCCGCACCTTGAACTCTGCGTAGCCGTCATTGCGAAAGAACTTGATGCTGCGCGCACCGGCATTCCAGCCAAGGTTGTAGTTGGTGACGCTCTTCTTCGTGGTGATGACGCGGGCAGGCACGTAGGGCTGCGCCGGCTCGCCTGGCTCGGTCACGGTGACGAGCTCGGTCGTACATGCCCAGGTGCCTTGCATGCCGCCCTGGTACCCCATGATCGCGTCGGGCACAAAGATGCCCGTTGTCTGTCCGGTGGACGGGTCGGTCGAATACTCGTAGTGGCCTTTGCCGGCATAGCGGAACATGCAGACGTTGACCGACTTCATGACCGTGCGCGGGGGTGTCGCCGGCTTGTAGGGGATGGCGGGTATCGTCTCCGTGCCAACCTCGGTCACGGTCTGGGTCAGCTTGATGAGCGAGTTGGTCATAGGATGGGTCCGGCAATGCGGGAGTCACTGAGCCAGGGGGTTGAGGGGGTGGCGTTGGCCGGCTGGTCGTCTTTCCGCAGGAAGGTGACGACGGAGAACTCACGCATGATGAAGTCCGCATCACTGGGGAACACGGCGGCGTCGTTGGGCGGCTTGCCGTTGGCGCACAGGAGCCCGGCGCGCGCCCAGGTGATGCCATAGTCCCGGCTCTCGTAGAGCGAGTATTGACCGTCCCACATCGGGCAGACGAGCACGCGCGGGCTATAGGCGCTCGGGATGCCGGTGTAGTTCTCCTTAAACGGCATCGTGGACCAATCCACGAGGCTGGTGCCGTCTGGGGTGAAGCGGACTTTCGCGGGGTGCTTCCACGCCTTCTCCCAACCCTCTGCCTCGACGTCGCGCGTGAAGACCAGGACGCCGCCAGGCACAGCCAGCGTTCCGCGTATGTAGGCCGAAGCTGCATCGTCAATGCCGTCGTACAGCACAGCCGTCTCCATCATCGTGCAGCCGGCCGCAACGTCGATGAGGCCCATTTTCACTTTGACATGCAGCGAGCGTTCCCCGCTGACGGGATGGGTCACGACGTAGGGCACACGGGCGATGCACACGGAGTAGCGCGTCGACAGCGGCGAGGAGATGATGTTTGCGGCCTCGATCGCCGCGTTGAACAGGGACGCGTCCTCGACGGTGGTCGGGATCGCGGCGATCGAGTCGAACTCGGCGTCGAACAACTCGGTGGAGCCGACCGGGTTCCATGTGGTCCCGGCGTCAGCGCTGTAGGTGAAATACAGGCCGGGGCATTCCGCCACGTTGATGCTCGACTCGTCGTAGTGCGGCCGAAGATAGCGGTCCATCTTCAGCATGACGCCTGGCGCCAGCGACAGCGGTGTCGCGTACCAACCCAGTTGATCGATGTAGTACGGGGTGTCGGTCAGGGTGAGGTTGCCGTTCCCGTCGTCCCGGATGTACGCCTGAATCTGCTGCTTGGCGATCATCACGGAGCCGAAGATGCCGCCATAGAACTCATGGCGCGCGGTCGCGGGGTTGAACCAATAGGCACCGCGCTGGAACCAGACGACGCCCACCTTGCCGCCATACGGGTGGAATCCCGCCTGGTTGTAATAGTCCTTGAGGGTGCGCCCGTCGTAGGTCCGTTTCAGGGTGTAGGTGAAGGCCGGATTGAACTTGCCGTCGAAGTTCTCGTAGCTGCCGGTGCCGGTGCTGTAGATGACGCTCCCCAACCCCTTGCCATAGAACCCCAGCTGCGTAATGTCGAAGCCGCCGAACTCGGGCGCGGGGCCGCGGTCAGAGAAGACGTAGCCGTCGCGCGATCCCACGATGCGCGTGCCGCCGCCGACGATCGCGCCCAGGCTATAGAAGCCGTCGAGCCCGGCCTTCTTCTGGTAAATGTTCGTGAACTCTCCGGACTTGCGCGCGACCACGCCATTGCGCCGGCGGGTGCGGAAGCTGAAATTGTTGTCGTCCTGCAGCCAGTTGGCGGCCTGGCGCCCCAAGCTGTTGGCCCCGTCTCGGAACTTGCCGAAGGCCATCAGACAACCTCTGTGCTGCCGAGAAAGTCGGTCCAGAACTCCGTAGCCGGGCCAGTGCCGCCAGTCCCTGCAATGTCGATGTAGTCGAACGTCATTGCGACGTCGCCGCCACCAGGCGAATAGCCCATGACGTCAGCCCAAGCGGTTGCCAGTGGCTCCGTCGCGCCGACCAGGAAGTTCTCTGAATGCACGAATGGCGGGTTGGCATAGAGCACGCCATCCACGTAGACGCGGAAGCCCGCCGGGCCCCACTCGATGCGGTAGACGTTCGGCGTCGAGCCGTCCATCACGGGCAGGCCGGTGGTGTAGTCACCGAAGCCGTCCGAGCCCTCCATCTTGCCGTCGTTCCAGAACGTGACGGACGGGCCCTGGTAGCTCGCGCCAGATTTCAGGAAGCCGAGCGTCAGCATGCGGTTGGCAACCCAAGTGTCCGCCGTCCATGCTGGGTTGAGCGTCACCTTGACTTCAAGCGATACCGCCAGCAGGGGCGGGAGCCGCATGTGCGCGGCCTGGTTGGAGCTCAGGGTCGTGAGTACGCCGCCGCTATCCGGAAAGTCGGCCATCAGATTGCCTCGCCTTTCTCGTAGCACGTTCCCGCGCCGGTCACGATCCAGCCCTTGTTGCTGCCGTCGAGTAGGTCGCCAGGTTCAGGCAGCGCGCCAGTCGCGGCCCAGGTGCCGACAGTGCCGACCTCGTCCCACGCCAGGCCGGGGGTGAAGCCCTCGACGATGTTGGGCGTGCGGTTCATCAGCAGGCCAGCGGAGCCGTTGAAGTCCTCGCGCATGTGCCACTCGGCGACGATGGGAGGTTCGGGCGGGGGCGGCATCGGGATGAGCGTGCCGCTCGCAGAGAAGTTGCGCGCGACGACGTCCGTGTAGCCACCAACGACAGCAACGGGAACCTCGTTCACGCCGTCTTGGTCGTAGACCCAGATGTAATGCACGCCGGTCTGCGTGTGCAACACCGTGCCGTCGACGCTGAAAGTCAGCACCTCGCTTGCGAGGGTGATGTTCAGGTCGAAGGTGCCCGCTGGGGTGGTTCCGCCCGATTCGCCCAGCAGGAAGATGGGGTCCACGTTGCCGTCTTGGTCCTGAATCTGCGCGTAGACGTCGTTGCCATAATCGCCGAGGTAGCTCAACCGAAGGCTGACCCGCGACCACGCTGCGGCAGCGTCAGGGATTTCCACCGAGCCGCCGCCGGCCGAGGGCGCCCCCGCTGGCAGGATGATTCGCGCCGACACCGAGATAGCCGATGCAACGTAGAACTCGGGCGCACTGTGCAGCGTTGCCTCGATGGTGCCGCCAGAAGTCCCAGAGAAGACGACACCCCCGCTGCCGTTGAGCGCAGCCGCCGAGCCTGCCTCCCACACAGAGCCCAGGGCCGACGTCGTCAGCGCGCGGCCATTCACCGCGGCCCCGCCGGAGCCCGCGAATGTGTCGGCGATGACGTAGTCGACCATGGCTTAGAACGTGGGCAGCGTGAGGTTGCAGGCGTCGATGACTTGCGGGGCGCCTGCAGACAGGGCCAAGCTCGTCATGTTCAGGTCGGCCGCGCTCGTGCCGCACGTTCCCTGAATCCGCACGTCGGTCGTGGACAGAGCGCCGGAGTCGGTGCCGGTCACGAAGCGGAAGTAGCCGGCCGTGCCTGGTGCGGAATTCACGCCCGACCAGACCTGTGACGGATTCTTGGGCAGCACGCCGCCCACGGGGGTACCGAAGGTGAGGGGGGTGCCCGTCGAGTTGTTGCTGATGGTGGACAGCAGGGTACCCGTGGGTGCGGCGTCGGCCGTGGCCGGCGGGGCGCCCGAATAGATCAACAGGATCGGGTTCACCAGGGCCTCGACGAGGCCGCCAGTGCCGAGCATGGAGTTGCGCAGGCCGGTAGATGCTTTGAGGGTCACGATGCGTCCTTAGACAGAAATGAGGGAGTTGCCAGCGGTCACGCGCAGCACGTCGCCGAGCTCGACAACCTTGGGAGAGGCGAAGCGAACGACGCTCATCAGCACGCCCGTGGTGCTGCCGTGCGGCGAGCTCGACGCCATGAAGGCGCCATAGATCGTCTTGTTCGCGGTGAAGGTGAATTCCGCCTTGGTCGCGCTGTTGTCGATCGCGCCGTTGACGCTGGCGCCCTCGACGAACTCGACGCGGTTGGCCGGGGTGTAGGCCGTGCATTCCGTGGCGTCTGCGGCGATCGTGGCCGCCTTCGCGCTGGGGGTCGGCACATAGTTGCCCTCGAACAGGCCGATGTACCAGGTCGAAGCCTGCACAGCGCCCTTGAAGACGACGCCCATCATGTGATCGAGCGCTTCGACCGGCTGCAGGTTGTGGATGACCTCGCGGTCCTTGACGGAACCATCGGGCCGCACGAGCTCGACGGCGTAGACGAAGCCGGTTTCAGCTTCGGATGCAATGCCGGTGTCGGCCTTCTTCATAGCTTGGTTCCTTTGCGAACGATTTCGGCGTCCATGAAACTGGTCGCGGCTGCGACCGATGACTCCACGCCGAAGCGTGTTGAAACGATGTGGTTCGAGCCGTCGCTTTCCCGATAGAGGGTCGCGCCCGACCTGGCCGCACCGAACTTGATAGCGCCCTCTTGCACCGCCTTGGCCTGGCCCTGGTCGTCGGCGACAACCAGGCCGCGGGGGGACTGCCAAAAGACTGTCTTGTCCACGGCCGACTGCCCGCCGGTACCGGCGATGCCGCCATAGGGCAACACGTCAGTCATGCCCGACGTGGGATCCGTGGGTGACAGCCAGTACGTGCGATCGGCGCAGACGTAGACCCCACGCGCGGTGGACTCCACGACGGTGATGGGCGCCGGGAATGGGATGTAGCTGCGCGATGGGTCGTAGAGCCCGTAGTAGTACGGGTCCGACACGAACAGGGTTGGCCCGGCCGCCACCAGGAGGGCGCCGTTGTAGTGGCGCACGATGGATCCGGCGGGCATCAGGGCCCGGTTGAGGGTGGCGCAGCGCCGGCCGCCTTCGTGGCGCGTGACGATGTGGCATGTGCCCGATGCGCCCTGCATCTGCAGCGTGAGCACGTCGCCGTTGGGCGCGCTCAAGTAGACGTCCAAACCCAGCGAGCTCGTGAAAGCAATGCCGCTGTTGGCCGGGAGGTCGATGGCCTGGGCGGTGCTGGCCGGCGATTCACCATCGGGCCCGTTGCGGGTGAATGCCACCAGGTAGCGGCCCGCGGGCATGGCGCCAGCGATGCGGCTGATGGCTGGCGCGGGTACCGGCTCGGTCAACACCGGGCGATCGACGCCGTTGACGATGCGACGTAGGGCCTGGCCGTTGCTCCAGTAGACGTGGCCGTCTGCGCCGCGGGAGTAGGAGAGGGGCAGGTTCGGCATTGCAGCGCGGACGACGTCGCGCTGCAGCTGGTCGCCGCCATCGGTCAGGCGTTCCAGATTGCCGGCGATGACTCCGTAGCCCTCGCCGCCGTCGCTCCACAGCGAGTGGGCCGCGCCCTCGATGGCCGACGTGGTCCCGTCGCGCCGCTTGATGTAGCCGTCCTGGTTGAGGTCGACGTTGTCGGCCGCGGTGAGGTAGCTGCCCTCCTGGCCGTTCGCCAGGCGCGTCGACAGCCGCGTCGGTTCGCGCCGGTTGTTGATGCCGGGTGCGAGGGAGCCGATTTTCTCGATGCGTGCCATGGCTTAGAAGCGCATCCGGACAACAGGCGGGCGCCGATCGCGGCGCTTGCGCTGCACGTTGGCGTCCGGACGCTCGCCGAACGAACGGATGAAGTCGGCCTCGAACTGGTTTGACCTGGTCGCGTCGAACGTCTCGCTGTCGCGCTTCATGTAGGCCAGGCGGCCGACCCAGTCCAGCAGGCGCAGCTGATAGATGGCCTTGACGTCCGTGAGCTCGCCGTCGAGATTGCTTTCTGGCGTCAGGGGGGACAGCAGGGTCCGATAGACAACCAGGCTGAGCGTCGGGGTCACGGCCAGGTCTTCGGCGCGCGGGATCCGCGATAGGCGAATGGTGTTGCCGCTGCCTTCGATGAAAGCCGCGGGGCGCCCTTCGGCGTTCTCCCATCCGAACATGCCGTCGTCGAGCTCTTCGGTGCTGGTGGACGTGAGCACGTCGCTACCCCACGCAACCCGCTTCACGCGAATGACGGACTTGTGTAGCGGGTACTCGGCCTGGCCCGCCACGAGGGTGATGGTGCAGCACGCGGGGGTGCTGCGGTCTTCGATCAACAGGGCGCGCTCGCAAGCCTCGTTGACGGCAGCATTCAGGTAGCGGACGAGCTCGTCGTCCGTCCACAGCTGCGGCTCGCCGTTGTCGTCCAGAACGACGCGGGCATGGTCAATGAGCTCTTGCGGCGTCATGTCGTTCAGGCTGCTTCTTTGGTCACTTCGGCGAACAGGGCATCAGCCTCGTCGCGCTGCACGGTGAAGCCCACGCGCTTGGACAGGGCGTTGAGGTTGGGCGTGCCGTCCTGCTTGAAGTCGTGCTCGTTGTCGCCGTCGAGCATGGCGCGCAGGGCTTCGGTGATGACCTTGTTGCGGTCGAATGCGGGCTCTTCGTTCTCGGTGTCGCGCACGACTTCATCCGGGGACGTGAGGCAGCCGCGGGCAATGGCTTCGCGGCGGAACATGAGGGGGGTGTCCGTGCCTTCGCGCGTGATAACGAGCATGTGCCCGCTGGTCAGGCCGATGGAGACGACTGCGTCGGTGGGTGCGTAGAGCTTCATGGTTTTTTCCTTCTGCAAAAAACCCGGCGGGGATCAAGCCGCCGGGGGTTAAAGGGCCCTTGCGAGCCCGATCCACTAGACAACCGAAAGACTTAGCCTTGGTTCGCTTGGCCGCGGCCTTGCACGACGTAGGTGACGCGCAGGCGGGCAGCGCCGGCCGTTGCAGCGCCGACTTGCGCCAGGTTGGCCTTGAGCCATTCCTGAACCGTGTGCTTGTAGCCAGTCACGGTGAGGGCCGTGCGTGCCAGCGTCTTGAGGTCGATGGTGTTGCCGTAGCGGTTGGCCGAGCCAGCGTCACCCAGCGTCAGCGAGGCCGACGTTGCGCTGTTCCATGCGGTCGTAACCGTGAGGTCGCCGCCGATGACGATGGCGTTGGCCGGCAGGTTGATCGCGTTCTCGGCGGTGCCGTAGGCGACCGGGTCGGCGAAACCAATGTCGATGATTGCTTCGATCGGCGCTTGGCGATCGGACTTGCGTTGCAGAGCCATGATGGTTCCTTAAAGGGGAGAGAAGAGGGGAGGACCGGATGGGAGAGCGGGGCCCGAAGGCCCCGCCCTGGCCTGCTTACTGCAGGTAGTGGTCGACGGTCACGATGCCGAAGTCTTCGACCGTCTTGTTGTAGATCGAATAGAACTTCGGCTTGAGAAGGCCAAACATCTTGTCGACGTTGATGCCTTGCTGCGAGCCGTACTGGAACGACTTTTCATCCCACTCCGGCGTGCCAATGTCGGCCATGCCGAGCGCTTGGGCGCCGCACAGCAGGGTGCGGGTGCCGTTGATGTTGCCGCCCGCGCCCCACTTGGCACCGGCCGCTGCGCCCTTGGTGCTGTAGACCAGGCGATGCTCGTGAATCACGGCGCCGTCCACGGTCACGGTTGCGCCGGTGAAGAACGGGCTATCGAGGCCGCCCTTCGTTGCCACGCCGACCACTGCGCGCTGGTAGTCCTGGTCCTTCTTGAGTTGGGCCAGGGTGCCGGGCTGCACGAAGAGCACGTAGTACTCTTTGCCTTCGCTCATCAGCGGCTTGACGTAGTTCTCTTTCGCGTAGGCGATCAGGTCAACGATCATCTTGTAGTTGACCGTGTACGTGCTGGCGATGTTGCCGGTGTTGGACACGGCCAGGGCCGTGCCGTCCCACATCAGCGAGCGCTTGGCCGAAGGTGCCGACACGTCGGACGCGAACGACAGGCCGGGGAAAGCCGAACCCACGCGCGGGGCGCCGTTGTTCATGAAGGCGTAGCTGATGCCCGACATGGTCAGCAGTGCCAGCTGGTCCACGCGGTTGGCGAGCCAGTACGACAGGCGGCTCTTGCCCATCTCGCGGAAGTTGATGACCGTCTTTTGGTCGGCCAACTTGCCCTTGTTCTTCACGCCATGATTGATGAGGTCGATGTTCAGCACTTGGCTGTACGACTTCATTTCTTCTTCGTTGCCTTCGCGCTCGTTGTCACCGATGCCGCCGTCTTCGACCAGGTCGGCAACCAGGTGCATCAGCACTTGCTCGCCCTTCTCGGTCTTGGTGAGCTCGGTGATGCGCTGGATGACGGCGTTGTCACCGGAGCCCATGAAGCGCTTGATGAACATTTGGTCGCGGGCGGCTTGCCACACGTCGCGGGACCAGACGATTTTTTGTTGCGGCGTGAGTGCCGCGAAATTGGTTTGTGCCATTTGGCATGCTCCTGAGAATTGGGGTTGAACGTCTTTAGGCGCTGCGCTGCCATTCGCGGGAACATGACGTTGGGGGCGGTCAAGGCGCCGGGCTGTTTACCGTCCTGCCGTGTGGACGAAGTCACCTGATGCCGCCAGGGGGGCGGTGAGCTCCCCCCGGCCGTGCCGATATGGGAAACCCCACATCGGACTTTTCGGATGCCTGGCTTAGTCGCCGCGCATCCTCTTCTTCTCATCGGGACTGAGCGCTTCGAACTGGGCTTCCGACAGCTGACTGACGTCCACCTTGCCCTGTGTCGCACGGTTCCCGATGCCGTTCACGATTGCTGGGGGTTGCAGGTTTGAGTCCTGTGCTCCCCGTGCCATCGCGTTCGCGGTGCGAGTATCAACGGGGGGTTTGCCCGCCGTCGAGTCCCTACTGGGGGTATTCGTGCCCGCTGGTGCGAAACGCGGTGCGATCTTCGCCACAGCGTTGGACAGCGCCAGGTGCGCAGGCACGCCGGTCGCCATGTCCCGATCGCGCGCCATCAAGATGAGCTCCAGCGCATCCGAGCCCTCGGGGGTGTCGAGATACGGGAAGTCGATCACGGCCTGGTTGGATGCGGCCTGCAGGGCGTTGGCGGCCTGGCGCTGGGTCATGTCCTGGTTCACGCGCTGCGATGCGCGTTGCTCGGCCACTTCCATGATGTGACTGTTGATCGTGTCGCGGATCTCCAGCGCGCGATCGACGTCGCCCTCCAGCATCGCATCGGCGTAGGCGCGCTCTTGTGCCTTGACGTCGAATGCGGGTGCAGCTGGTGCGCCAGCTGGTGCCGGTGCTTGTGTGGGTGCGCCGCCGGCCTGCAGGCGTGCGAGCTCGGCCGCCAGGAGGTCAGCGCGGGCCTCGGCCAGCTTGCGGGCGTTGTTGACCTCGTTGAATCGGGCCTTGGGGATCCGGCCGCCACCTTCGGGGCCTGGTTGCTCGTCGTCCTCTGCGCCGTCTGCCGGTGCAGGCGCGGGGGCCGGTGCGGGGGCCGCGGTCGTGTCGATGCTGTTGCCATCGTTGTCGAGCACGGGCGCATCGTCGTTGGGGGTGAAGTTGTCGCCGCGGTCTTCGGCGGTTGCGGGATCGACGGTCACGGGGACGTCAACGACATTCACGGTTTCTTCTGCCATGGTGGTTCTCTTTTGAAGTGGATCGGGGACAGGGGAGGGGGGTTAGATGGCGTCGTCGCCAATCCGGACGATGCTGATGGCGCGGTGGCCCTCTTCGACCAGGCTGGCCTGGTACAGCTGCTCCTTGAGCACGAAGCCGAGCAACGGCCAAACCTTCTGCTTGGCGTTCTCGAAGGCGATGCGGCGGCCGATGCCCTCGTCGAAGTTGGCCGGGCTGGCGCAGGCGCTCTCGCCGGTCACGGTGAACCCGTTGCGCAGGACCAGGACGCAGATGGTCAGCAGTCCAAGCGGCCCCTTGGATGCTCCGTGGAGGTCCATGGTTTCGCGGTCTGCGCCGATGACGCCATCGGCCGCGGTGAAGTAGTGCTCCGATGCGATGGCCGCGGTCACGGCGTCAGGCTTGACGCGCGGTGCGGTCTTGCCCTTGGCCTGAATCTCGGCCTCGATGCCGGCGTCGTCCGTGCGGGGGGATTGGATGTTGTTCATGCCAGCACCCAGTCTTCTGCCATCACGTCGGTTTGCGAGGGGGTCCACGGCACGCGGGCGCCGGGCGTGTTCTGCGCGTCGGCGGGGTAGTTGAGGAAGATGTACGGCAGGGTCATCTTCGAGTGCGCGTCCGGACGCTGCAGTTCGAGCCAAAGGCCCTTGCCGTTCCAGCCGGTGCGAGCGACCTTGTCCCCCGCTTTCAATGCGGAGAGGGCTGAGCCGAAGGTGCTGTACGTCGTGTCCGTGGTGGGTTGGTTCTGGTTCATGGTCTTCTCTTCGTTGTGGATCTGGTCAGACGTTGGACGTCTCGCGGGTGCCGACGTCGGCCGGCTCGGTGGCCTGGGTCTGGATGGTGTCGCCGGGCGTGTAGCGAAGGTCCGCGATGGTCACGGGCGTCTTGTCGACGCATCCCGCCTTGAGGCAGTGGCTGCACGTCTCGCACGAGGGGCAGAGGTTCAGCGGCTCCGGCTGTTCTTCCTGCAGTTCCTCGGCCGGCGCCAGCTGGCCTACGGTGTCGCGGGCCTCGTAGACGGTCGGGGCAAAGTGGGGATGCTTGGACGTGTCCACGCCGAACAGGTGCTGCATGACGCGCGCCGCGGCCAGGTTGGATGCCTCGTGGTTGCTCTTCTCGTGGGCCGCCCACACCGCGCTGTCGAAGATGGGCATGGTCACGTTGCAGTGCCAACCCCATGCGTACTCCGGGTCTTCCTGCATGGCCTTGGTCAGGCGCTCGAAGGCGTCCGCGATGCTGACCTCCTTGTTCGCCTGGCCGACCTGGTAGGGCATCCATTGCGCGTAGACGCCAGCGCCAGGGAGCTCGTCGCCCGGCTGCACGAGCGTGACGCTCGACATGAACCAATGCACGCCGACGTGGTCGATGACGTCCAGATTCACGAGGCGATCGTTCCAGACGGCCACGACGGTGGCGGCCATGGGCTGACCAGGCGCAACGTATGGCTTGACGTCGGGGTTGCGGTTCCACGGGTCGGTGGGGGTGCCTTGCAGCCATACCTGGCGGCCGACAGTGGGGGCGATGATCTTGGACACAGCTTCTTCCTTTTGGTAGTGGATCGGGACAGGGAAACTCAGTTGTTGGGGATGGGCTCAACAGCGGCGCGAAAGTCCTGCACGCAGTTCTGCAGGCCGTTGAATGCCTCGCGGTAGAGCCTGGTCCGCATGGCGCTGCGCTCGCTGGGCAGCACCCGGCGGCTCAGCACGCGCGCATCGCAGGAAAACATGCGGCCGGCGGGCGTCTCGTATGACGCCTCCACCACGAGCCATTCGCCATAGCCGATTGAGAGCTCACGAAAATGCACGTCGCGCAGGCTGGGCATGTGGATCGTCATGGCGTGTCTCCCTCGTTCGGCTTCTGTGATCGGCACGGCAACATTCGTCATTGCAGGCTCCCCGGCAGGCGGCGGGCAACGAGCACGCCGTTGACTTCGCAGTACTCGAATTCGTCGTCCTGGTGCGGGCCAGGGCATGCGCAGTCGGCGTAGTGCTCGATGCACACCGGGCACACCGGCTCGCTGCAGTCTTCGCATGCCTTGCAGTCGGCCGCGGTCACCACGAGAACCCAGCCGGTTGCCTTGAGCGCCGAAGTGAAAAAGGTGGCGTCCAGGCTCGCCTTCATCTCCGCTGGGCTCACTGCAGAACCCCGTCAGCCGCGGGCGTCTCAATGCCGGCGTTCATCCCCATGGCCGGGCTTGCCGGGGTCAATGGGTCGGTGTTGTTGGGCACCAGGCCCTCCGGTGCGGCCGGCATGCCCGCGGGCGCCTGGGGCACGAGGGGCGCGGCGTTCATGTCGACGAAACCCTGTGACTGCAGGAGCTCGTCGGCCAGCTGCGCGGTGGCCGGTACCGATGCAATGACCTGGGCCGACTGCATCGCGGAGTACATCGTGCGGCCCTTCGTTTCGACCGTCTCGGCTGCGACCTTCTCGGCCTGGGCCTTCGCCAGGGCGGCCTTGGCCTCTGCGACCGGGTCGGCCTGCGGCTGGGCCGCGTTCATGCCCTCGATGATTTCCTGCTTGTCCTGCAGGTTCGAGTAGCGCACCACGATGCCATCCGGGATGGCGATGCCCTTGTCGCGCATTTCGAGGGCCTGCGTGAACTGGCTGTTCTCGAAGGTCACTTGCATGGGTTGCTCGCTGACAACCACGTCGTATTCCCCAACGGTGATGTCGTTGAAGTACGTCCCATCGGGCATGGGCTTGTTGATTTCCAGCAGTTCCTCGGTGTCGTTGCCGAACTGGTCTTTCTCGGTGATGCGGAAGATGCGGTGCGAGTCGTAGTAGCGCTGGATCAGCTTGTAGAGGCGCACGGCCAGCAGGGCGCGCGTGTACGAAAGGTTGTCGAGCGGGACGGCCAGCTGCTGCTGCGATGCGAACTGCTTGGACTGGATGGCGACACCGGAGATTTCCGCGCCTGGCTGGCCGCGCATGGCCTCGGGGACCGTGACGTCCTTGAGGGCCTGGGTGCTGCGGTCAATCAACCGATCCACGCCAGTGGGCACGGCGTTGGGCTGGATCTTCTCGGGCTTGGCCGAACCCTTCTTGTATTCGATGTGCAGGCCGGTCTTGGCGCCTTGCTCGACCAGGTCGTCACCATCGTTGAGGTTGGTGATGGAGTCCTCTTCGGTAATCCAGCCGCTGTTGGCCGCGGTGTTGATGATGGCAATGAACTGGCTCACGGCCTTGTTCAGCGCTTCCTGCGGGCCGATGGCGTTGTCCACCATGCCGCGGGTCTTGCCGCGACGGAAGTAGGCGAAGTACGGCACCATGGAAAGGTGCTCCATCGGGCTGTACTGGTCGAACAACGTTGCGCAGTAGGTCGACACAGTCCACTTGATGCGCCGGCGCATGCGGACGGCCTTCTGTGCGCCCTCGGCCTCGGCCGCCGCGACCTGGTCGGGGGTCATGTCGGCCAGGGCCTTTATGTCGCCCGATCGCGGGAACACCATGCATTGCGTGCGCTCGTACACCCACTTCTGGCGATCGACGATGCGATAGCGGCGCAGCTGCTTGCCTTCCATGGTGTTGTAGGCGTCGAAGGTGCCGGAGCTCGTGCGCGCGGCCGACCCGAAGCGGTTGCGCCGCGTCTCGTCGTCCATCTCGCCCCAGTCCGAACTGTCGTCGCCGGATGCCTCGGCCTTGACGCGGGCGTCCTTGCCGTACAGCTGCTCAATCTCGTCGAGCGTCAGCCAGCGCGTGATGATGGCGTCCCCCCACTTGTCGGGGTCGTAGCTCTTCGCGTCCGGATCTGGGATGACGTCGCGCGGGTCCAGCGTCTCGATTTCGATTTCGCCCTTGATGTTGGTGTCGAAGTTCATGCGGAGGTTGAAGTACCCGCGCTGCTCGATGACGCCATCCCCGAAGACTTGCGTCTCCTTCCAATGCAGCTTGGCCTGGTCGGCGATCTGCATTGCCACCTTCGACAGGATCCCGGCCGTCTGGAGGTCACCCTTTTCGCCCCGCGGCTTGAAAGCAATGTCCATCCGGTTGTGGATCTGGTAGCCGATCGCACTGTTGATGCTCGGCATGATCTCGTTGAACTCGTACCAGGGGCGGCCCTCGGCTTCGAGCGAGTCCTTGTCCTCTGCGCGCCACTGCTCGCC